CTTGAAACTCCGCGCGCACCTTGTCAATGTATGCGAATATTTCATTGTCTGCGTTATACGACCCGTAGGAAACAGTCTCGCGAACCTCTTCGCATTTCTTGGCAACGTATTTTCTCATCTTCTTGACGTAATGTGCCTCTGTCGCCTTTTCGCCGTGTTTATCGCATTGAATTTGCGCGATGTCAATCTTCGCGTCTTGAAGTTCCTGATATAAGTCGTCCGTCCCGCGTGTAAGTCTTCCGTATACGTCCTTCTGGTCTTGAATGTCGCTTTCATTTTGTTCGCATTTCGCGAATAGGGTCGCAATATTCTGCCACAACATCGTTTGCTCTTCGCCGTCCACCGCCGCCGTCGCTTCCGCTGCCGTATTGATTGGAACTAGTGGAGGAGGAGACAATGAGTGCTCCTGCGCCGACGTATAATTTTGTGGGTTATCCACCACCAATGAAACCAACTTTCCGATAGATGCGTGACGAGGCATAACGACAATGACAATGACAATGACAGTGATATATATAACAATACACATTGATTTATATTCAATTTTACGCATTGGGTATTCAAATACTTATTCCATCGTCATTCGCATCGTATTTTTTACGACTTTGTTTATACGGCCTGACGACGACGACGACGCGTTTTCAATAAACGAAATTATACTCAACATCACCGGATCTCTCGCAGCGCGTTCTATGAAATCAACAAACCGCGGAAGATTACGGTCATTACGAGAGAAACGAATAGAACTCCCGCTATTATTTTCACAGCACCACGAAATAAATGGCAGCGCATATACCGAGAGAATTCCCCCTAAAATGTAATACGCATATACATTTGTATCCTCCGTGTATCGTTTGCGACACACCTCCGTATTTTCCGCGGATTGGACGGTTATGTGCGCGTATTTGAGCCCCATAATATCTAGGACTTTTACGGCCTGGTATGCGTAAAACATCGCATTGTCGGTCAGTTTCTCTCGCACCGCGCGAATAAAGTGCGTTCGTGTCGTCGTCGTCGTCGCATCGGTATTGAAATAGGTATTAAATATGGTGTTAATAATGCGCGCCCATGTCTCGGTATACGTTTCAAACAAAAGAATATCGTCGTGTGGAATACAAAATGTGCGGCGAAGTTGTTCGTTGGCGCTTTTTAAGTCCAGGTCAATGAAGTCCATATTGAAATTATGCATGGATTCGTGGATGAATACCTTGAACCATTCTTCTGTGCGATATACGACGATTTCGCCGTGACTCTCGCAGTTTCGCGTGAGACCGGTATTCGCGTGGATGGCTGAGATAACCGCGTCGTCGCCGGATGCGTGTGGCGCTGGTCGCTGTTTCTTAAACGGTGTCATATAAAAATACACATTTAGACCATTTTCCGAGCATTCTTTATCCGCCAGACCTGTAACGATGGAAAGCCAAATAAATACTTTATATGCGTAAAGTTGGTAGACTGCGATTTCTGACGCGCATACATTCGCGCTTGCGTGCGTATCTCCGCGCTGTCGCCCGTGTTTTTGACACACCGAAATATGCGACTCGGGAAATGTTATGAAAAATAGTGAAATTGCGCGTCCGTGAATATCGGCTTGGAATCGTATACAGTATTCTGATTTCTCTCGGATGTATTCATATACCTTATACGGAATATACCGGTCATCCTCGCCGTCGCCATCGCCCGCGGCGCCTCCGCGCCTGCTTCGTCGTATATCATAGGCTCGCCGTAATTCCGAGAGAATGCGCGGGTGCGGTAAATCAGTCGCGGAGTTCTTGACTTCAGTCAGTTGAAACGAGAGACGGGGAGACGCCGACGACACCTCTTCGCCCGGCATCATCTTTTGATAAATAGTATACTCCGCATTGCGAAGTCGGTCGTAAAACTGTTTGATGAATTCGGCTGTCTTTTCTTTATTTTCGGGTATGCGCGTTCGCGGCGATGCCGTATGTCGTGAACGATAATCTCTCGTAAGTGCGTGGATGGTCTCTTGCGTTTCCGTCGCATCTTTCTGTAGTTCTTCTTCAATCCACATTTCCCTGTGGTATACCGATGTATTATAATACTACGTTATTATTATAATACGTTATTATAATACATTATTATAATACGCTATCGTATGTTTGAACTCATCTTCAAAAAGTATTTTAAACCGGCGACGCTTCATATCTTCGTGTTCTCGTTTCTGGTGTTTATCGTATTAAATGTGATTGAAAATGTGATTCATTATAATATTGGGAAATACCACGAGCCCAAAATGGGCGGTGGTAACGACAACGGTAGTGGCAGTGTAGCCGGGTTCCACTTTACAAATCCGTCCAATAAAGACTGGGTGCGTATCGTCGTCATTATGTTTATTTTCGCGGTGTTACAGGGGTTCTTTACCTCTTATTTCAGCGTGTGCTAGCGCCATAAGCGCAGCGAACGTCAGTGTATGATAGCGCCATAAGCGCAGCGAACGTCAGTGTATGCTCGCGGTCCGTAATTTATGCCTTACCCTCATCAAGTGCTGATAAACCTCCGGGCGCGCACCCCGCTGATAATGGACGAGTTTCGCATTCCGCGTCGCCAACAACAAATCCTTTAAGTTCTTATTCTGAGAGAATTTCGCAAACATCGCATTCTCCATCTCTCGTTCACTTCGTCCGTGATTGAAGAAATCGGGGTCAATTGATATACGCGCCGGACGGATGATAGTGGTGGCGTTATGTTTCCCGCTTTTACTGCCCGCTGCTTTCGCGATGACCGGGTCCGACGACAACTCCGACCTAGAATCCAGAGAGAATTTAAGGTAGAATTCCCGGTTATTGTTTTTAAATTTACTGCCTTGGTAATAATGCTCTACACTCTGCCACGTGTGGCCGTCCAACATAAACGGTTCATTCCAGAAGTTGGATAATTTACGCCGCCAGTTGTCAAATGACGTCAGTTTATGAAAATGGATTTTCTCCGTCTCGGGGATTTTCTCGCCAGCACCCGTTCCAGGCAGTGCGTTCGGGTTGGATTTCGCATAAAACTGGAACACAATATCGGGGGTATACAAATGCGCGCCGTTTCTATTGCCCGTCGTCCCGGCCGCCGCAGTATGGACTTCTTCCATTAACTCATCCAGGCTCTCATTCGGTATCTCATCCGCTCGTATGCCGAGTTCGCGCTGAAAGAGTTTGAATTGCGGAATGAGGCAAAACGCGCCAGCCTGTGTTTCCAAGCATTTCGTTGTTATGAGTAGCTTAATATCATAAGGTAGTTCGGAAAATGCGAGAACACCGTGTGTTTTATAGGTGATGAGTGTGTATGATGCCGATTTCATATCTAGGGACCGATGATTGATATTGTTTCTCGGGCTACGGCTGCGGCTACGGCTACCGCCTCCGGTTGCGGGAGTGACCGAGATAGACGACCCCCTCCCGATTAAAATATACGCGGTTGGCTCAAATACACCACGTTTGCGAATATCTGCGTCCACGCCTCCGCCGCCCTCCCCTCCTGCGCCATTATCGCACTGTAGCACATTGTCAATATCACCCGCGTCGTATGCGTCGCGCGAAAAGAGGACAAATTTCATATTCAGAACACGCTCCATTGTCGCGATGGCCCACGCGTCGGGCCAGTAAAGCGATGTCATTATCCGCTCTTTTAATTGCTGGGTTGACCGGACTTCGCGCATATAATCATATTGCGACGAGAGAAGTTTAGTATACTTCATTTCATCGTGTTTCAGATTATGTTCTACGACGAGTTTCTTCGCACCCGCAATCATTAACTGTTGTTGGGCACGGTCGTGAATAGACGATATCCGGCGTTTAAGGTCATTATAATTGTTCACGAGTTCTTTCGTTTCACGCGTCTGGGTGCGTGTGAGCCCGTGATACAATGCGAATTTCTCTCGGTATCCCCGAAATACTTCGTCAGTCACTTCATCCGACAGTTGTTTTCGCAACTCCAGAATCGTGGTCTTGCGACCCTGTGTAAGAAGTGCGTCGCGAATCACCGCGAAGAATCCGTCGCTGGCGCCTTCATTGTCTATGAAGTTGAAATACTTATTCCGGAGATACTTCTGAATCCAGAGGTCGGTTTCGGGGGCGGGTTTATATTGGCGGCGCTCCAATTCGGATTGTTCCTTGGTTTGAAGTGGTAGAATAGATGCGCCGGATAATAGGTGTTTTTGCCTGGCATCCAGGCCGAATGTGGCGTCATAGGCGGTGGCGGCGGCCTCGTCGTCATCGTCGCTGCTGCTGTCGTCGCCGTCCGCGTCGGTGATGGTGGTGGTAGCGGGCGGGGCCTGTGGCGGCTTTCCGAGAGATTTCTTGATTTCATTGACTTCGGTTGCGCGTTTCTTCGGGTCGGCATTGGCGGCGGCGGCAGCGGCGGCCGCATTGTCTCCCTTTTTAACACGGGATTTCCGTAATAATTCAGAATTTACAAACCCATATAACAGCGGCGCCAGTTTATGGATATCCAAGTCGCCCGATTCGTCCATTTTGACTTGAGTGGCGGGCATTTCATAGACGCCGACTTGTTTCATAAACTCCATTTCCGCATTGAATAAATAAATAGGCGCGTATACGACACTATACCGTTTTGCGAAATGGTAGTTCAATTGGCCGAGACCGATGACGACTTTTTGCGGGTCACGTAATAACTGAACCTGGAATAATGGTGTATTGTAGTTGAAGTCTTCTTCTTCTAAATGCGAATACTCGTGATAGTTGATATGTGTGTTGAGTTTTGATTTCACCATTGTGGGGTTGTTATGTAATTATTATATACCGATAAATAATAATTACAGGTCTTGCCGCATACGTGTCATTCCGCTACGCTTAGGCCAGTCCGAAGTCTAATCATAGCCCAATCATAGGCGAGTCCCGAGCCGAGTGGACCGTAGACGAGGCGAAGCCGAGCGTAGGGGAACGAGGCGAGATTACCGATAAACAATCGTCCTCATCTCCTTCCTCGTCATCATATCCGTCGTCGTCGTAATAAACGACATCCGGAAACACCGCTCATTCGCTTTATTCAGTGCCATAATTACACGTTTATACCGGTCTACATTATTCTCCGATGTCCCTCCCGCGCCCAAATGAAGCGCATCCGCCTCGTTCCCATAATCCAGGATTTTCTTATCCTGCCAAATGTCGTGGATTGACATAAACCCCGGAATATTCATAATGTGGATACCTACATTGCGCCGGTGGTAATAATTGCTTAAAATGACATCATCCGAGAGACGGCAGATTTGATTGTCGGCGGCGGTATAACGCGTCATATATTCCACGAAATCGTCGCCAAATGTCCTCAGTTTGACGCAAACCGAACCATATCCCTCCGCAATGGTGGCGGTATCTTTGTGTGTGCGTTTGCCGTTCAAGGACATATTCACGAAATCAAACCCAGTAGCCGTCCATATATTGTTGTCGTCGGCGGAAATTATTTTCTCATAGGTTTCAATCATTCGCTTCGGATATGAGATATCGTCGTCAAGATAAATAATCCGTGTGTGTTCGGGGTCGTAGTCGCCGGCGCGTTCTCGTAAATACATAACCGCGGGCAGAATCTTCGTCGCAGGCCCATAATCCGTGGCGATATGATTTACAGTGAGAGATTTCCGAATATACTTCGGAACAATATACGGCTCGCCTGTGCGCGCAAATGTGGCAGGAATATTCAATAAAAATAAGTCGGGTTTGCGTGTTTGGTCCAAGATACTGTTTATCATCGGACCGCATTTATTGATGCGGGTGGGACTCGTCGTAAATGAAACAATGATTTTTGTGCGCGGGGCAGGCGTCGTCATTGCGTGGGTGCGTGGGTCCGTTGCTGTAATAGCGCAGTTTCCCTCTATATTTGTTTACTTCTTCGCCTTCCCCGATATCTCGTCAAGCATATCCAGATGCCTAAAGATGGTCTTATTCGTAATACTCGGCTTGGATTTGAGTTTCAACTTGGAAATCTCGGTTATTTGTTCTACTCGGGTTTTGAAGGATTCGGCTGCGTCGGTATCCGTTGTGGCCGCGGCGTCGGCCTTAAAGGTCGCGTGGCTATGCTTCACCATAATATACAGATTTTCCGTCAGTTCATCCACCTCATTCGTCTTGCCTTCCTGGCGCATATTGGAATACATCAATTCCTGTATCTGGCGCATCAATGCGAGAACCTGCGTCTTCTCCACAATTCCGAATTTCATCAAATTCACAATGAAGAGCGACATTGCCTTTCGCTTCTCGTTGGCCTTATTGATATCGCAGAACTTGTCATAATTCTTCTTCGGGTCACAGTATTCAATCGTTTCAAAGAGGGACATAAATGACGCCAGATTGCGTTCAAACAATTCGCGAAATACGGCGTAGGGACCCGCCGTCGCAGTCGCAGTCGCACCCGACGCAGTCTCCTGCGCCATCAAATCGCGAAATAGGCGCGCATAAATCTCGGAATAGAATGCGTTTGAACTCGCTGTATTGAAGATAGATAACGCAACCCGATTCATTACCGCAACCGTATTATGCTCTTCGGATGTGTCATCGGTGGATGCGACGAACAAATCCGTTATTTCCTTTAGAATATTGGAAAACATTGTCGTGTATGTTTTGTCGGTGAGTTTGTTGAGATATGACCGAATATTGTCAATCCCTAGCTCAATACCTTCCTTCTTCTTCAGTTCCGTCTTTTGAAAGGAGAGTATCGTGTCCCATTCACTATTTGGGATTTGCTGCGAGCGAGATGACGACGACGACGACGACGCGCCTGAAGACCGCATAATAGAATGGCCGACGGAACCGGTGGCATCGTGTCCAAAGCGAGTTTGAAATGTATTCGCACTGCTTCCTGCGATGTGATACCCGGCGCCAGCACTAGCACTAGCACTACCGCCTGCGTCCGTTGATGGAATACCGGATGACCTGAATTCGCTCCCAGCACGAACCGGAAACACCGGTGTTTTGATATATGTTGCCGCACCTACCAAATCGGCTAAATCCGACACTGATTTTAGAACACTATCAGGTAATTTCAAGTCAAAGCCCATATTCATAAACGCGGCATAATCCGGAAGGTCGTAACGATGTGTTATTTTTGCCATAAGAAGCGTTCGTGCGTTCGCGTGTTCGTGCGTTCGTGAGATGCGTCTATTATAATATATATCGTTGTTTTATATCAATTATATGGTGAATCCTGTAAGTAAAGTATTTGAATCATACTGCCAATCCGTCGGTGGCGGTGGCGGTGGCGGTGGCGGTGGCGCGGAGGCATACATCCAAGCAAATCTCTCGGTGCGCGACTTTGAAAAGAATAAATATGGTGAAGTATTCACTCCGTATTCTTATATCTGCGATTTACTGGACCAGCTTCCTGCGCGGGTCTGGCGCGACCCTGGCTTGCGGTGGTTAGAGCCTGCGGCAGGTATCGGAAATTTCTGTTTGGTGGTATATATGCGCCTGATGGATGGGTTGGCTGACGCTTTTCCCGACCAGGTCACCCGCCACGAACACATATTGCGGAATATGCTTTTTATGATAGAAATCAACGAAGAGAATGTAGCCCGCACGAGAGATTTATTCGGGGGGCTGGCGAATATACAGTGCGCGGACTTTCTCTCCGTGTCCGCCGACGTGTCCGCAGACATTGTCATCGGTAATCCCCCATTCCAATCTCCGAGAGAAACCGCACGCACCAGTAGTAAAGGGGGTCAGACCCTGTGGGATAAATTCATTGTAAAATCTCTCGGAATTCTTCGCCAGAACCCTCCTCATACAGTCGCAAACACCGAGAGATTTCTCTGCTTCATAACCCCACCCGCGTGGCGAAAACCAAATAGTCCCCACGGGCTCTGGACAATGATGACAAACGAACCGTGTTCTCTAGAGTACCTTCATATGATTGATAAGAAAACCGCAATCCGGGATTTATGCGTCCAACAACGAATGGACTTGTTTATTGTCGGTGTCGGCATTGGTCACGACGGCGGCGGCGGCGGCGGCGCACCGTGCCGTGTTATCACAAGCGCGTCCGATGGAAATACTTTGAATATGATATCTCCGAGAGATTGGCCGTTCCTTCCCAACGCCGAATTTGGATCTATAAAAGAAATACTTGACCCGAAAGGTCCTGACCCCCTGCGCGTCATCTATGACCGCTCCGCCTATGGCAGTGACCTCCCGCATATGTCGCCGGAACACCTGGCCGGGGAATTTATTTATCCGGTTGTCCATACAATGACGCGGCGGGGGCTTGGACTCTGGTATTCTAATACGAAGACGCGGGGGACGGGGCATTTCGGAAAGGCGAAGGTCATATTGAACTTCAATGAAAAATTGTATCCATATTTGGACCACACGGGGGAATACGGGATGGGGCAGTTTTCATTCGGGTTGCCGACGGGGGGGTCGGTGGCGGAGGGGGAGGTGATGGTGCGGGCTTTGAATTCGCCGCGGTTTACGGCGATTGTGCGCGCGACGAAGTGGGGGGCGTATCAGACGGATAGGCGGATGTTTGAGTATTTTCGTCAGGGGTGGTGGACTGCGGCTGCGTTTGTTTCGTAGATTGATTGATTTATTGATTGATTTATTGATTGATTTATTGATTTATTGCTTCAATTGGGTCCACATTGTTCGGTGTTGGGTGGCTTCGTGGGCTTCAATTTGAGTGGCCTTGGCTAATGCTCTAGCCTTTAGGGTGTTTTGGGCCTTTATGACGAGATTGGCCCGAATTACTGCTTTGGTTGCTGTATACATTGCGTTTCTGATACGGTGATGGTGAGAGACTGTGAATAGATATTAGAGAAGAAAGCATTTCAATTTTATTCAATCCTGGAGAAATGCCGCCATCACCATAAAATATAACCAGTTCAATATTAGTAATGCTTTGATTTGCTGCGGTGTCGTCGTTGCCGTCGTCGTGTTTGGCTCTTGCGACGACGAACACTACGTGTATGTTTTTTGTTTATTTTCGGTTGCCGGCGACTCGTTTGTTTGCGGTTTGAAACATAATAATTACGACGATGACCTCCGTGTGAATTATACGCACGTAATTTGTCTACGATTGAATCTCCTGTTATTGACGCAATATATGCGTCTACTGACGCGGAAAAATTATTATTTTGACCTCTTATATTGGGAAGTAGTCTTGGTTCAATAGTCTCCAATATTGATAATCGTTGAGTTTCAAGGTTGGTCCTATAACGTTCAAAATAATTAAATAAACGGAATATGAAATTACATCTAGCGTCATTTAGCACTGGGGACTTGCCCCTGACGCCATCTATAAATATTTCTGAAAACCAAAAATAAGACTCCCAGGACATCATTGTTTCACCCGAATTAGGTGAAGGTGTGTTCATTAAATTATTGATTATCAATTTGAAATCTTCATAATTATCTTGATGTAACGTAATGTCCAATGAATGCTTAAACGCAAACCCGGTATCTATTAACAAAAACGTTGGTTCAAAAAACAACTTGGCAGTATCGTCCATACCAGACTGATAAGGATGAACTATAATATTTCCCAAATGAAGGTCTCCGTGACAATAACCAACGAAATAAAGACGTATAATTAATGAAAGAACTACACAAAATGAATAAATATTAGTACTATTTTTAAATATCCGTATTACGTTAAATTCAACGTGTTCATCGGTTTCATTAAATGTAACAATGTATTCAGCTATTTGACTAAGTACTAATTCACTTTTTAATATGTCTCGTGCCGTCAATCCAGGTCTCTCCAGTGATAAACTATTCGTCGAATATGGCATAAATGATATACCGTACATACTGCTAGGTTTCAGTTTATCCGAATATTTAGCATATATTGCGCCAACAAACGGTTTTAATTTGTCGGTGGTTTGGTCCGACACAATACTATGGAAAAACAAAGGTAAACATACAGCATTCAAATTTTTATTTGTCTTTGCGTACATATCTATTTGTTTATTACATTCATTTTTAAATGAAAACGCCTTGTCCTGTGATTTTATATCAACAATTTTACAACAAAATCGGTGAATATGAGGGCCCGTCATTGATAAATACATATTATTTGATGTAAATATAACCCTACCGTCGTTGGTAATATAGAATGTTTGAAATGGATTTTCAATAATTGTGTCAACATCAATGTAAAATACCGCACCAAATCCCCCACTAGAAACAAAAGTACAATTATATAATGCAGGTTTGTCAAGTAGTTTAGTTAAAAATGTATTTACATCTTCTGGCGGTAAGTTATACGCGAACGCTGTGTATGGATGCGCCATTCTATATATTGTATTACAATATTATTATCAAACCGACTTAAACATATCCTGCTATTATTATCAGACATATCCGACTTTTTTTCGCGATTTCACCCTTACGATATACAATGTCATCCTCCGACGAGACTCCTTCCAGTTCCGGTTGCGCTGACTCCGGTGACTCCGGTTCCGCTGGTTCCGCCGCTGACTCCGCATCCGCTGGTTCCGGCTCCGCCTCCGCCGCTAACGCGGCTTACTCCGCCGCTAACACGGCTGACTCCGCCGCTAACGCGGCTTCGTATCCCGAATTCAAAAAGTGGGAAGACGTCGACGAAATCTCTCCCGATCTCCTCCGCGGGATTTACGCCTACGGTTTTGAAAACCCTAGTCATATCCAGCAAAAATCAATACTATCCATCATTCAGAAGCGTGACGTCATCGCACAGGCTCAGTCCGGAACGGGTAAGACCGGCGCATTTACTGTCGCCGCACTTCAAAACATTGACGTATCTATCGCCAAGACACAAGTCCTTATTCTCGCGCCCACTCGCGAACTTGCTAAACAAATCCACGACGTTATTTCCGGAATCGGCGCAATGATGTCGGGGCTTACAATGCGACTCCTTGTCGGCGGAACATCCACTGCTGACGACGCCACCGATTTGCGTAAATCAGTCCCTCACATTATCGTGGGTTGCCCCGGACGCGTGTTTGATATGATTCGTCGTAATCATATTCAGGGCGCCAATGTCAATATGATTGTATTGGACGAAGCCGACGAGATGCTTTCCGCCGGATTCAATGACCAAATCTATAATATTTTCCAGTATATGCCATCTGATATTCAGGTTGTCCTCTTTAGCGCAACGATGCCGCCTGATTTGTATACATTGACCGAGAAGTTTATGCGTTCGCCTGTAAATATCCAAGTAAAGGCCGACCAGCTCACTCTTGAGGGTATCCAGCAGCATTATATCGCACTTGACGACGACGTCCAGAAATACCTCACGATGAAGGACCTATTCAAGACGATTTCGGTTTCACAATGTATTATCTTCTGTAATTCCACGAAGCGTGTAGCTGACCTTCACGAGGCGATGCTTTTTGACGGTTTCCCTGTTTGCTGTATTCATAGTGGTATGGAGAAGGGTGAACGCGATAAGGCGTATCAAGACTTCAAGGCGGGGGTCCATCGCGTCCTCATTTCATCCAATGTGACGGCGCGCGGTATTGATATTCAGCAGGTTAGCACGGTGATTAACTTTGATATGCCGCAGGATGTTCATATTTATCTCCACCGTATTGGTCGTTCTGGGCGTTGGGGGCGCAAGGGTGTCGGTATCAACTTTGTCACTCGCCGCGATATGCGTATCAAGAAGGATATTGAGGTGTATTACGGGACGATTATTACGGAGTTGCCGGTGAACTTTATGGAGGGGATGTAATGTAATGGAATGTAATGGAATGTAATGGAATGTAATGAAATGAAATGTAATGAAATGAAATGAATGGAATCGCGAGCGGCAGCGTAGCGAATGGAATGTAATGTAATGTAATGAGTTTAAAATGAGTTTAATTATTCATTTTATACTGTAGTGTCATATAAATACAATAATGTCGTGTTCTTTTAATGTTTGTTCGCTCATCACCGATGTTCGTGAATCTGTTTCTGAAATACCGCGTGATCCCGAAGATGTCAAAGCACTACTTATGGAACATTTAGGATTCGGGCGTTCGGCAGGTGCGACAACTGGCACAACCACGACCCCGGGTGCGACTGCGACTGCGATGACGACGATATTTAAGCACCCGATTTCATATACCGACCCCGATAAATTACACGAGTTACCTACGTCAATTATTGATGACTTGGAAATGATTACTCCGAAGAATGCCAGGGACGATGCCAAGGCAGATGCCGATGAGGCCGCGGAGGACACTACCGTCAAGGGGCTCTACCACTACGTCTTCTCCCCCACATCCGTCTATGGAACTGAACACCTTCCCTTATGGAGTAAATATTATACAACCGATATTGCGTATCTAAAACACACCCAGACACTCCTGGAAATGTTTGATAATGAACTCCTTGAGCGCTGTATTGCGCAGAATACGGCCCACACAACCAGCGTGGAAGCATTTGCCGCGATGAAAGACACGTGGAAGGACTTCCGCGGAACCGGTAAACTCGCGGATTTCAAAGAGAAGTTCAGTTTCGTTGAAACACCTTTCCTATCCAAGTTAAATGAGTCGTCGTCGTTTTTACAGTTTTTCAGTTTGTATAACATTTCATCGCCTGTTATTGCGCTACTGACGCCGTTGATTGTGCTTATTATCCCCTTTTTCGTGCTTATGATGCGCGGACTGACCGTATCTGTTTCAGAATACGTTGATATATTGAAGACCATCATCAGTCAGCACTCTGTGGGGAAGTTTCTGACGCAGTTCTCCGATGTAAGTATAGAACAGAAGCTGTATATTTTGATGTCGGTGGTGTTTTACGGCATTCAGATATACCAGAATATTATGGCGTGTGTTCGGTTTTACAGAAATATCAAACTGGTTCATACTCACATTCATACCATCAACGGATATCTTACCGCGACAGGGGTCAATATGTCGTATATGATTCAACTCATCCAAATGAATCACTTGTCCACCTACGAACCGTTCCGCGAGGAATTGGCGGAAAAATACGCGCTGCTTGAAGAAGTAACCCGGGCTCTATCCGATATATCGCCGTTTTCGGTCTCTGCTTCCAAATTCTTCCAAATCGGGTATGTGATGAAGAACTATTATTCGCTGTTTTCACAGACGGACTTAAATGAACTCCTGGAATACAGTTTTGGATTTAATGCGTATATGGAGCATTTGACGGCGTGCCGTTCATTTGTCGTGGATGGAATGATACACGCGTGTTCGTTCACGGAGCCGGAACCCGAGCCAGCGAAGGGGGAGCCGGAGGCAGTGGAGGAGGAGCCGGAGCGCCCATTGACGCCTATCACTGAAGAATCGCCCGAGGCCGAAGAAATGGACGCTCCCCCCGCGCCCGTCGCCGCACCCGTCGTAAAGAAAACTGGTATCACCAAACTCATATCTCAAGTATATGCCCCACTTAAAGCGCGAGATGCTGCCGCCGTCATCGCCAATGACATTGTCCTGGATAAACAACTCGTCATTACCGGCCCGAATGCCGCAGGCAAAACCACCGTAATCAAAACCACGCTATTCAATATCATCCTTTCCCAGCAAATCGGCTACGGTTTCTATGAAAGCGCGGTAATCACCCCCTACGACTATCTTCACTGCTACCTGAATATCCCAGATACATCGGGCCGCGACAGTCTCTTCCAAGCTGAATCGCGCCGGTGTATGGAAATCCTGCGCTGTATTATGGACAATCCCGCGAAACGCCATTTCTGTATTTTTGACGAGCTTTATTCGGGAACCAATCCATATGAAGCCGTCGCCGCCGCATACGGCTATATCGCGTTCATCTCCAAGAACCCACGTGTAGACCTCATCCTCACCACGCATTATATTGAACTCTGTGAGCTTCTGGAGAAGCGGAACGCGGGGGCGATTACCAATCTTCATATGTCGGTATGTGCTGATACGGGCGCGTATTTGTATAAGATTGCGGGCGGGATATCGTGTATCAAAGGGGGGCTGAAGGTTCTGCGCGATTTGGATTATCCAAACGAAATCGTGGAGAGTGCGAGAGATATTATTCAGGGGTAGCGATATACCTTCGCAATAAACCGCAGTAAATGAAATAATCGGGGTCGTCTGTATAGGTCACATCCCGCAATACACAAATGTCGTTGTAAAATGACACACATTGGACTATCGTCGGTGGTTCATTTGGCGTTTTTGATACTGCTTCGTATATCGCGTTCAGATTCGCGCGGGCTTCTTCGTGCTTTTGCGTCATTTGCCCTTCATAAAAAGAAACATTCAGATAATTGATGAAATTGGCGAGAAGAGCCACGATTTCGTCTGGTTCGCCCATTACGTATACTGTAACTATGTATACACTACTCATTATACAGCATATATTTTTATGCTGTATTATATTTATGCTGTATTATCCGTTATAGCCGCCGGCATTGCCGTCCCTGCCGTCACCGCCGTCTTGTCAATGACCACATTTTTCGCCACCCGCTTTATAACTTTGGAAATATTCCCGTCCTTCTCGCCATCCGTAATCGTCTTTGACAACTTGAAATATTGGACGTTTTCGTTGCTGTTACTATCCATACACCGCGGATGTTGTGCGGCCCACTCCCCCATCAACCGCACATTCTTGTGTTCTACAGAGAGCACCGCATTCGTCATTTTCTCATAATCGGGCCCATCCTGTTCCCATTTGTCCGCATCCTTCACATACAAGGTCTCCCGTTTGATGTCGCTACAATGGACCGGGCGTTTATGTAATTCGGTTTTATTCAGGTTTGATATCAATATATTTGACATCCCTTCTACGTATCCGAGCTTCCCCACATTTTCAAGGTCATCCGTATCCAATTGAATAGAGTTGACAAAATCCTTCATATTCATCGCATCCTTACACTGCTCGTTCAAGAATAACTGTAAATTAAACGTATGGTTATAACAGTTGGTCATATTATTATTGTTTGTATTGTTGTTGACAATCGTCATCGGATTCGCCGCCGCCGCCGCATTCGCGCTCGCTTTGTATAACTCCAATATCTGCGTCTTGAATTCGTGATTCATATGCATCATCGTGTTTATCATATCCTTCAATTCTTCGGTGTTTTCGGCCTTGGACGCCTCAACCACTTTCAACATACACGATGTCCCATATTTCTTATTATGCCGCCATAACCCCGTTCGGTTGATATAGGGGCGCTTACAATACTTACAAGCATAGGCGCCGGTCACGTGACCGGTCACGTGACCGGTCACGTGACTTTCGGGGGAGTCGGCGGCGGCGGTGGTCACGTGACCGTCGTATTCGGAGTCGGGATGGTAGATGACGTTATTTTCGGTATCCTCCTCATCAAGGGCGATATGGACGATTTCGTTGATGGGTGTTTTTTGGGGGGTCGGCACTTCGCAAATTTCCAAAGCCGGTTTTGGGGGGATGCCTTTTACACCCCCGCCCACCGAAACACCGGTGATGAGACTGTGAAACATATTTTTACATTTGGCGTTCTCGGAACATAACCGTTGATGCTTTGACGAAAAAAGATGTCGTTTATAATCAAATCTGTTATTGGTTGTGGTGTTACACGTATCGCAATGGAACATATGCGTAATTTCAGTCTTGCGTAAAATGGTGCCTAAATGACGGAGGGTGTATACACAAGGGTGAGATAATAGGTCGGGGTGGGTGGACGCGCCGGGAGGCCAAAAATTTACCGTCACAAAAAAATCGGTCGGACGAAAAAAGTTGTGACTGGTCAGTCACAAATCACGCATTTTTCGTGTTTCAAAAGTATTCTGGCCTACCCCCGTTTTGGACATGCACGTAAAATGTTGCTTAATGTTGCGTACGAAGCAACCGTTTACGCAACTATGTTCGGCTGCCATTGGGTATACTACAGGGGATGAATGGCCACCATTGGTGGCTATGGTATTCTACTATTATTATTTTTCTAATTTTGAACCGAATATTTTTGGCTGAAAAGTGTCTGTTACAATGTTTTCCTGGTTTCCAACCCAGGACTTTATGAATAATACCAGAATTCTAATTTTCTAATTTTGAACCGAATATTTTTGGCTGAAAAGTCTGTAATCAATGAATCCAGAGGTTTCCCAACGGGGACTTTTATGAATAATACCAGAATTCCAAATTTGAACCGAATATTTTTGGCTGTGAACTGTCCGTTCGAATGTTTTCCGGGTTTCCAACCAGGACTTTTATGAAGAATACCAGAATTCCAATTTTGAACCGAATATTTTTGGCTGAAAAGTCTGTAAACAATGAATCCCGCGGTTTCCCAACGAGAAACTTTATGAAAAGTGTATTCTCTCCGATGAATCGGAAAAATTGAAATACTTTTATCACAAGTGTGCGAATAAGCAGAGAAAACAATGGAGCACAGCATTAAATTTGAACGGCGCGAGGGTGTGGATGTCGGTTACACCGGGACGGAATTGGAGCCGCTGAATCGTGTAGGATGCGTTGGAAAGGGAGGTATAGACAAAACATACACACTGGAACAGGTGTTTAGACTTGCGTATGAAATCAGGGCGAACATCATTGTCAAGGCGGGTGAAAACGCAAAATGGTATTTGAAACGTTGCGACCCAACGGAGATTGATGCCAAAATAGAAAAACAACAAAGATGGCGAAATGGAACCAAGAGATACAAAATGTGGATTATAGAATGGGAGAATTGAAAAACCAAGAAAAGAACCCATTTTTATTTCAACATAAACCTACATAAACCCATCCACACTATTATATTCATTATTCCGTTCAATTTTCAAATATAACATCGCAGGTTATTTATATTAAATCACACACAACGAGAGAATGGGTGAATTGAGTTTTTTGACAATTATCGTTAGTTTAGCCGTTTGCTCTCTTTTGGTATATGCGGTATTTCAATATATGAAGGTTCGGTTGACGATACTGGAACAATCGCACAAAGAACAGGCGCTTATTTTACAGCAATTTATAGAAGAGTCGTCGACGGATATACACCGGTTATATCAGATGAAGTCGTCGTCATCGTCGTCGTCGCATAATAATAATAATGACAACGACACTGCTGCGCAGTATGGTGACGGATACCACGGAAGTATTATACTGGAATACGCAAATGCGAATGCGAATCGTGAATATGAAGAAAAGCCAATTGCGTATAATGAACCCCATATGATTCATTTAGATACCGCTATTTTTCAGAATAAAAGGGCAAGTAATCTGATTGAAATCTCATCGGATAGTGAAGATACGACAGAAAGCGAAGCCAGTGAAGCCAGCGACGACAGCGCAAGCGACGACAGCGCCGACGGGAGCGAGAGCAGCGAGAGCAGCGAGAGCGACAACGAAAGCGCCAGCGACGATGACAACAGTGATATCGTAGAACCGGAACCCGCCGTCATAGACGAGCTACCCGCGCCCGTCGACCCCGCACCCGAAATCAAAATGATTACCGTGGATTTAGGCACAATACAAGAGATAACTTCGTCTATCAGCGACGACGCCGTTAAACAGCAGGCACCTTCATCTCCACCCATCGACGTATTGGCAATGTTATACAAAAAGGCACAGCAACCAAATACCGATGATGATGAAATCGTATTCACATTACCAGAAATGCCAGCGCCCGCCACTGCCGCTCCTACAAACCAGTCTATCTCCGGATTGTCTGTTACTGAATTACGGTTTCTACTTAAGGAGAAATACAAACAACAGCCAGAAAAACACGCGGAAATCCAGAAGATGAAGAAAGCGGAATTAATACAGGCATTACAGTAATGATAGTAGACATATTTTTATTCTCATAATATACATAATACATTCATTTCATTCATTTCATTCATTTCATTCATTTCATTATGTCACAACCTCATTGGTCCAAGAATTATAGTTCCAGCCATAATGTCTACTTTGACTTTCCGCCACTTATGACGGATGGGCGCAACTTCTCCGGATGGCAACCCGGCAACGCAGTGAATGAGTCTATTCGTCGCGCAGAGAATATCAAGACCAACTGGGATTATCGTCGGTATTTAACGACAAACGCCGACCAAATAATGAATATTAATAGTATTGATGCCGTGAATATGTCAGGGCACGGTTCATTTGAAGTCAATGCTTATGAGCAAGAGAACCAACGCAATGTCCCGTTTATGTATTCGTCCGTTATGGATACGAGAGAACCGTTCGGGTATGTGCCAAGCGACTTAAAAGAAGTCTATCTCTCGCGAGAGGCGCTTCAATCGCGGATGGTTGCGCCGGAAATAACGCAAGAACAAATCCTCGCATTCCAGCGACAGCAGCGCGCCAACGGGCAATGAGCGTAATCTAATCCAATCCAGCGAAGTCATATAAACCTTATTTGTAATGATTGTATTATACCTAATTATTACAAACGATGCGAATCATTAGTTTTGATGTAGGAATGAAGAATTTAGCGTATTGTGTATTCAGCATATCGGATACAGTCGCTTTCACGGGCGCTACTCCATCCGAGTTGATTCATCAAATCCGAATTGAGAGATGGGACGTTATTGATTTACGATTCCCCCCTAATCTCTCTACAGAAGCAGTGCCGCCCCCGCAGCCGCCGCCGCCGAAGCGAACGTGTATCAATGATGGTAAGTTGGCCAAGTGGGTCGCTCGGCCTTCGCTCGTTGCGCCTTCGGCTCCACTCGCTTCGGCCTCGCTGGAATCGCTCTATTCTGGCTCGCATCAGGCGATATTCGGGGCTGGGGTGGGAGGTGGTGTGGTGTGTGGGGTGGGAGGTGGTGGGGTAGCGGGCGGTGGTGGGGTCGGCGGGGGGTCGGTGGGAGGTGGTGGTGCGGCATCCGCGGCGCCCATCCTGTATTGCGCCAAATGTGCCGATAAATCCAAATATATAATACCATCCCGAGAGATTTTACCCATAAAGCGCAAACCTGAACTTCTTCAAAAGAAGAAACTGGGCGAACTTATGGATATTAAGGCAAATCTCTCGGCGCATCTAGTCGCGCAAGCGACCGGAGGACTAGCCGCGGCCGCAGCGGCGAACCTCAAACTCCGGAAGTCCGATCTCGTCCAAGAAATAACCACAATACTTGCGAGAGATTACCTAGAACCCTTTGATGAAAATAAGTATTCAAGTTATATTACCGGGACTGTCGCGCCAGACAAACCCAAGAAGGCGAATTATACCTACGCACACGACCTGGATTTAATCACATATGGCCGCAATATGATGAAGCATCTGGACGCGATTCTGTTCACGGATGCGGCAGCAGCAGCAGCAGCAGCAGCGGTGTCCGCACCAATTGATATGATGATTATTGAAAATCAAATAAGCACTCTTGCCTCTCGGATGAAGACACTTCAAGGAATGATTACGCAGTATTTTATTATGAAACATATTCCGCAGATTGAATTTATATCGGCGTCGTGTAAGTTGAAATTATTCACGGATGCGAATTCGGAAGACGGCGGAGTTGACGCATCCACCTACGCAGACCGGAAGAAGTCGGGAATCATTGTATGCCGTTCTCTCGGCGAAATCTCTCGTAAACACAAATCGGATTATGTAAAATGGATGCCCGTCTTTGAAAATCATAAAAAGAAGGACGACCTCGCAGACTGTTTTTTACAGGGACTATGGCGGGTTCATAGTGCGGTATGAATAGAATAATAAAGTATTTATTTTATTCATATAAACAGCCACATCATTTATTTTAGTATAAAGATTGCTATTGTATTTGTATTATATACCATTTCATAAAACACAATGGCAGAAGAAATTGATTTAGGCGCATTGGATACAATGCCTACATTTACTATTGGAGGGGGTCGTTCATCTAGCGGCGGCGGCGGCGGCAGTAATTTTGGCGGCGGTATTGAACTCTTGATGAATAATAAATTTAAGGACGGTGACCGCAAGAGCGGCGGTGGCGGTGGCGGTGGCGGGGATATTGATTTGAGTGAATTGGCCGCACTTGAAAATGAGCTCAATGATTTGAGCAATGTTCCGAGGCGAAACAGCGGTGACGGTGGCGACGGCGGTGGTGGCGGCGGCGGTGGCGGCGGGGGTGGCGGCGGATTTTTAAGTGGAATCTTCAATTTGAGTAAGTCTGACGGTGACAACGGCAGCGCAAGCGACGGCAATGGAATCCATTTAGGACAATCCACATCCAATACTGACGCAGATAATCGCACATGGGACGGATACGGCAAGTTCAATAATATCCCAATGGACCCTGATGCCAATGTAGACCCGACTCCTCAATTATCCAAGGAAGAAATGCTGAAAGAGAAGTTCAAACTCCTTCGTAAGTTGGAGGAACTGGAGCAGAAAGGGGTCCAACTGTCAAAACGGTATTCAATGGATTCTTCTTATGCGGAGATGAAAGGCGAGTATGATACGCAAATTGAGGAACGTGAACGCCACAATAGTATGAAATTTCAGGGCAAGATGCTTCTCGCGTGTATTACTGGATTGGAGTTCTTAAACAACAAATTTGACCCCTTTGACCTGAAATTGGAAGGATGGTCCGAGCAAGTGAACGAGAACATCGGCGAATATGATGAAATCTTCGGCGAGCTTCACGAGAAATACAAGTCCAAGGCCAAGATGTCACCAGAATTGAAGCTACTGTTCCAGCTGGGAGGAAGCGCGATTATGCTTCATATGACCAATACAATGTTTAAGTCGGCGTTGCCTGGAATGGACGATATTATGCGCCAGAACCCTGAACTGATGCAGCAATTCACACAGGCTGCTGTATCATCAATGTCAAATAATATGGGCGGTGGTGGCGGTGGCGGTGGCGGTGGCGGTGGTGGCGGTGGCCGCGGGTCCGGATTTGGTAATTTTATGAATGATATTATCGGCGGCAGCGGCGGCGGCGGCGGCGGCGGCGGACGCAACCACAACGAACTTCCTCAATATCAGCAACAACGCCCTCCTCCTCCACCCATCGCCACCAAAGGTCCTCTCGCACCTCCTCCCCCAGTTCGTCCCGGTGCGACAGCAATGCCGACGCCGATGCCGATGTCAATGCCATCCGTTTCCGAGCAGCAGAAATCGCGTCGTCCTGAAATGCGCGGCCCGACCACCGATGTATCGGATATGATGTCGCGACTGAAGACCAAAACGATTAATATTCAGCCGGGCAGCGGCGGGCAAGCAGACCAAGGAAATGCGATGCTTCAAAATATTCTCTCGGGAATGACGGGCAGTGGCGGCAATAACAACAATGGCGGCGATGACATTTCATTTGAACCCACCGTTATTAATGTTTCCAGTCTAGGCGATATTCCGCAAGACTCGGCACCACATAAATCAAAGCGCAGGCCGAGATCCGAGAAAAATACGGTGAGTATGGACCTGTAGTAAATGATAAATGAATATAAACATTATATTAGTATAAAGAATATCCATCACACGACGCGACACCATTGTCAATGTCATCGGCCGCCCAATTCAAACCTATATGTACCCAAAATAATATGAGGCTGGGTAAAAACACCGAAATGAAATTATTCACACTAGAATACACCTACAATAACCCACACTTTAATATCCTGCCACTCATCAATGTAAATCTACACAAGTTATTACACGAAGTGAATAAGGATATTATTGACGCAATTGAGATTCATAATGACCCCACCGACCCATCCGAACACAATAGTCTTTATAAGTTCCGGGACATCGGCGGAGATTTAGGTGGGTTGAAAACGTACATGTATGTCTCTACAAAAATAACAAATAAAATCGCAAATAATGGCAATAACGAGATTATTTTTACGAGCAAGAGCGTCCCCTATGAATATCATAACGACCTCATTCAACAAAAATATAAACTTCTTGAATATCCGCTCTATATTCAGAAGTATATCTATCGCGAAGACAATGATAGGAGCATCCAGGTGCTTCATATGTTTAAATTGAAACCAGACACTGATTCAGAGTTGACTGTCACAATGGAAAACGCAATTGGCATTCTTATCAAAAAAATGTATTTGCGATTGAAGGTCGCCATTGAAAGTCTCCGGACATAAGCCATACGCCATACGCCACAGTATTATTGTTATTATTATTCATTTAGCGTAATATGTATTAGAATTATATATATTATACACGTATACACGTATACACGTAAACGCATACACGCACACGAACGTATACACGGTAATGGACGAACTATTAGACGAATATATCCAATATGAAAAAGAGCAGAATACGGACGAACCCGCACATTCAGCGGACGAACAATTCACCAACGAACAGCGCGAATATGACAATTATATTGAGCGGACGAAAAAATATTACTCCAAAATGACATGGAGTGACTTATTCCGCGCATTATGGTTCACGTGGTCCTCGTGTTATATCGGCATATCCGAATACGCGAAATACAAAGTAGGCTGGAAGTCGCGCAACAATGCGATTATTGATGTCAGCAAACGCCTCGCCGCAAAGAATATGATGTATGTCAAGATATTCCAAGCTTTCGCCACCAACCGCAATATTGTATCCCCCGAACTCAACGAATTCTTCAGCGAATTCACCGATAATGTTAAATACACGGCGGACGAATATGACATAAAAGAACTTAAAGAGCTAGAGGGTCGGTCGCGCGAATGTTGGCCGTATCAACAGCTACGCATTGAAAATGAATACACACCGATAAAATCGGGACTGATGTCACTGATATTTAAGGGGTATATCGGCGATGGCGGCGATGGCGGAGCACCGATTGTCATCAAATATCTTCGTAAAAACATTAGTAAAAACTTCAACTCGTCAATGAACAACCTCGTCGTATTCGCGAAAATCACCAAATATTTTCCGTATCTGCGAACGCTGAATGTTGAGAATCTCGTCCTTCAAAATATCGTGTCTATGAATGACCAAGTGTGTTTTCGCAAAGAGTTGGCGAATATTAAAACATACTATAACAGTTGGAAAGATTATCCATATGTTAAAATACCGATGCCTTATTCGGATTATACCGAGAATGTCAACCCGGATGTTGTTGTAATGGAGTATATCGACGGAATCAAAATAACCGAAATTGAACCTGAAGATAATAACGAATTCGGGAAAGTACTCGCATCATTTAATGGGAAGGCTGCGTTCTGTACGTCTATTTATCATGGAGACCTTCACCCCGGAAACATATTGTTTATTAAAACGCCGTCGTCGTCCACGTCGGCGCCTACACATAAAATCGGCATCCTTGATTTTGGTATTATCGGGCATTTGTCGCGCACCGACCAAGAAATCCTATTCAATGCTACGAAGTTTATGTATCAACGAAAATTCAATAAAATCATCGACCTTATTATGAGCTGTAAACTATCGGAATGTATGAATGCTGCTTCGGGTATGTCATCGTCATTGGCAACGACGACCGTTCCAGCGCGAAATAGCGATACATACAATACACTCCGCGAGGAACTGACGCGGGTTCTTGTTGAGTATACAACTCCTGAAATCAAATTCTTCGGCGTATCTGAAATCTATGAAATCAACTACATCTTGAATAAATACGGAATGATGTTTAAACGGTCTCTGTATCGCCTATTTATTACTGTTGCTATTATGGATTCTATCGGAAACCGCCTTGGGGGTGAAATGAGCTATATGCAACATATGACGGATATTGTGGTGGAGATGTTTAATATCAAGATTGACGAACCGGACACGGACGAAGAGGAGGACACGGACGCGGACACAGAGGTGGAGCCGGAGGCGGACACGGACGAAGAGGAGGACGAGGACTCGGAGTCGGAGTCGGAGTCGGACTAGAACGAAAACAATCTTAAACCGTTATGTGTAATATTGTTTACAAGATGAAAATCGGAATTATCGGAAACGGCTTTGTTGGCCGTGCGACCCAAATCTTCGCCAAGAATTACGATGCGTTATACGAGTTCACCCCCATCATCGTCTACATCTACGATATTCGCCCCGAAGCGTGCGACCCCCCAGGTATAACATTGGAAGAATTGGACCGTGAATGCGACCTCTTATTCTTCTGTCTTCCGACACCTCTTCACCACGACGGGTCGTGTTATACCCGAATACTGGAAGAGACGATTGCGAAGTGTCCCACCAATCCATATAAAGTCATCCGAAGCACAGTTCCGGTAGGTTTCGCGGCGAAACACGGATGCTATTTTATTCCGGAGTTTCTTACCGAGGCCAACTGGGAAGACGATTTCAGGCGGACGAAAGAATGGGTGGTCGGGATTCCTGCCGTGGCTACGGCTACGACCGCGCTCACCGACGAATTCAAGAAACGAATCCAAACACTCATCACAACGAGTCACGATAACCGCGCCATTGATTCGGACCAGGTTACATTTACAACGACCAATGAAGCTGAAATGCTTAAACTGATGAAGAACTGCTTTCTTTCCGCAAAGGTGTCCCTAATGAATGAATTCTACGACTTTTGCGCCGCCACCGGCACGGATTATAATCGCGTGACGACACTGGCCAAACGAGACGCGCGGATGGGGGTGTCACATTTCCAGGTTCCAGGGGCGGATGGTCGGCGAGGGTTCGGTGGGACATGTTTCCCAAAAGATACGCACAGTTTATACTGCCAGATGAACGCGCACGGCATGACGCCGCAAATCTACCCAGCAATCCTCGCGCGGAATGATACAGTTGACCGGCCGGAACGTGAATGGTCTCGTGACGTATGGCGCACGACGATTCCGCTTCCAACCCCGGCGTCAAAAGTCGTGGTGGTGTTTTCGGACGAGTCGTCGTTATATTTGGTAGACATCATCCGCGACAACCTCGCGAAGAATAATGTCGTAATCCAGATTGTCCGTGCCGCCGGTAGCGGGAACGGATGTGGCGCGTCGCAACCGATACACAAGAACCACCTTGTCAAACACCGCGCCAACCCAAACGCGCCTCTATTTTTCCCGCGCGTGGATGAATGCTATTACACGCAACGCACGGGTGATACATTATACGATATAATGCGCGAGGTATCGTGCGTCATTGATTTGTGGGATAGCCACGAAGAAATGAAACTGTATGTCGTGAAACAGTCGCGATACGGCGAGCACGAGACCGAGACCGAGACCGAGACTGAGAGCGGGACGGAAGGGTTTGACAGCGACACAGACGCAGACGCAGACGCATACACGAAATCACGGTTATATGATGACTATGCGACGACGATATTTGAAGAATATTTCACGAAAGTGGTGTCGGTTATACCGAAAAATAAACGGGGTCTGATCGTATTGTTTTGATGCGAGATACACGCCCTTTAGCGTGTAGTTTATGATGCCGACGACGAGTCCCTTTTTCGCTGCGTTTGCTATCGCGCTTACTGTGCTTTTTAATTGTATGATGGCTGTCTATCTTACGATTTATCCTACGGGTTTTCTTTTTATGGCCACCGCCCATTAATACCGGAGGTCCTTCTCCTGTTCTCGGCTTTCCTAACGGCGACGTCGACCGCGACGATGACGCAGACACTGGCTGTGATAGTGGCAGAGTATTCGAATCGTCTAGGCTTCGTTGTAATTCGCCTTTAATCCTACTTATAATTGTGGCTAATGTTGCGTCGCCAAATACGTTTTTGGGTAAATTTTTGTTAACTCTAATTATATATTCGGGGTTTGATGATGGTATTGGGCTGATAAAATATTTATGAAAAAACACTTCTGAATCAACAAACCCGTAGACATTAACATATATATTGTTAAGCAATTCTTGAATATTAACAGGTGTGTACATTTTAGATTCGCTATTGGTTAAACGCAACGCAATTAAAAATATCCAATTCAACATACAAACATAGTTCGTAGCGCAATTCTTACTTAAAAAGTCTGATTTTTTCCGCGCGTTGTAACTAAATAATGAAAAAAGACCACCTATTAAATTGTGTCCTCCTCCATCGGGGTTCATATCCCAATTAAACCACACCTTATTTTCCACGCCATTCCATCCCAATTTCTGTAGTATATTGTTTACGATTGACGGGTCTCCTTTTTTTTGTGGTTCTGGTAAAGGTGGAATGCGGCGCACTTTAACTGTAATTATTTCGGCACCGGGACCATTGCGTCTCTTCAACCGCAAGACGCATTCAGAACCCGCTGGACCCGCGAGTGCACCCGAAACTTGTTCTTCTGATAAACTAGTTAATTGTTTACCGTCTCCTTCTAGGATAATATCGTCAATACGAACTTGCCGAGAGGCAGCAGCACCACCAGAACCATTTATACGAATTATTTTCATTTCCCCCGTATCGGGCATTTTACGGATTACAAGTCCAAGTCCAAAACCAGCCGCCCCAGGAGCAGGGGTAGGAATGATTTGTTTTTTGTCGATTAATAATTCATTTATTACTCCTGCTGCCGACCCTTTATCACATAACCGAACCAATATATCGTATTTTTTAAGAAATTCTCCGTCTATACCCGGGATGCCCGCGAGCAATGACTTCACGACAACCGGATTCAGTGCGGCTGCTTTGGCGATTGCCAATTTATCGGCAGGGTCAATTTTAGGGGAGGCATCCGCGCCCTCTATTAAATTTACCTTTTTTGCGCCAAACTCCGCTTTTAAGTCGGCAAGCTGAATTTCGCTGAGCCAAATATCTTGCGGCACTTTCCCAAGTACAAGTTTCTTATAAAACTGTGATGTTGGCGTTATAACAACGCTGTATGTTGCCGCGGCTGCCCGCGCGCGTCCAACCCGGGTTGATCCCTTCACCGGCGCAGATTCTTCATCTGCTTCTTCATTGCCAAATTTACCGGGTGATGATGGTGGTTGTCGACTGAGTTCTTTCCCCGATAGATTAAGTGGCTGTTGCGCATTTCCAAATGAAAGAATTAAATCGCCCGTTTGTTCGTTAAATGAAACTCCAGAGAACGCGGTCGTCTTCAATTCGTCAAATACATTTATGTCAGCGGCAGCAGCGGCAGCAGCGGCAGCGGCTTCTTCTTGCGCCGCAATAACACCCCCGATATCCGTTTTTATAGCGTCTATTTCGCCTTCATAACGCGTTAATTTGCCAACCATAGTTTCTAATGCGGTTTTATTGACGGTCAATGTATTCACAGATGCCGATGCTGTATCATATTGCTGGTTTAGTTGCGCGAGCCCGATTGCGGGGTTGCCGAGACCCTGTTGGTACACCGATATACTTTCTCCGATTTTTTCAATAGAACTTGCCGTAGGAGGGACATCATATAATGAAGGAACCATGTCGCGAAGCCGCACATTAAACGCCGAACACGACTGTTTTAAAGCGCCAAGCCGCGCAGTTAAACCCCCCCTTGCGGGGTTGGTAGCATCAACCTTGTTTATCGTGTCAGTATCCGTCAGTTTACATAGTGCGTCAATACGCGCTTTACATTCACTCGCAATTGGCTTCATTTTGGCAATTGAATCAACTGCTGTATTCTGCCAAGCGGCGGCTACCGCTTTACGCGTTTGAATACACTCTTCTATTTTTTGTTTCATCGTCTTCGCGGTGGTGTCGTTACTCGTATATATTGCGGTCACCTCGGTTAATTTGCCAACACTCTTTTTGTTTAATTCATCATATCTAGTCTTCAAACCATCCATATCTTTGCCGATCGCCGTAATTGTAGGAGGGTCTAATGCCGCCAGAGTAGTCGGCGAATTCAATTTTGTAATGTCAGTCTGTATTTTCGCGATAATCGCAGCATGATTTGTTTCCAATTGCGGTAATTTTCTGGCAATTTCTAGGGATAATATTCGTAATTGTACACCTTCGTCATTCAGTTGACTTATTATAGCCTCTAGGCTATGTTTATTTTTCGCGACTATCGCTGTGTCATTACATATATCCAACCGATTCTGAATAAATTTACGTAGTTCTTCATTTTTTGCGTCAATTGAGTTAATTAACCCATCAATGGTTTGTTTAGACTGATTAGCTAGTTGGGTTTTTTCATTAATGTCGGTATTAATTTTACCTAGTAACAATTTAAGCCCAGAGTTGATTTTAACTTCTACAGGCGCACCGAGTGCTGGAGGAGGCAGAATCCCCGATGATACTTGCCGTAATGCCTTTAAATATTCGTTCAATTTCCGGTCTTGTGCGTCCTTCGCGGCCCTTTCTGCCGCAGCCGTAGATTCGTCTTGCCTACACTGACTAATTTTGGTAAATGAATCAAGCACAAACGCGTCTATTTCGGTGCGAAGTCCCCCGGTTCTCTGATTAAAATCATCTGTCAACTCACGTGGCAGATTCGCGCGAATATCTCCAATTTGTTTTAGAAAATCAGAACTTGGTTTCAGAAGTTTATAGTCAAGGTTTATATTCCGTAGGGCTTGTTCTTCGGTCTGTAAAGAAGTTAGCACATATTGTATTTGTGTTTCAAACCGTCCGGTAATATTACCCCTGGATATAGTGGTAGCCAATCTCTGTACTTCGCCACTTACCCGATCTATCAAGGTTTCCATATCTGATTTAATCTTATCCGTAATGTTTGTATCCTTACACTGGTCCACCACATTATCTGCGAGTTGACTAACTAGTTTCCCCCGCAATTCAGTCGCAATAAATGCTTTCTCTAACTCTGTCAAGGTGTTGGATACCATCGGGTTCAAAAAGGTATTTTTGTTTAAATACCCTATTAACGCATTCAAGCACTCCGATATTTGCGTGTTTGCGTCAGCTATAGTTGCCGGAGGATTCTGTGATTGATGCGGTGGTGGTAATTTAAGTGTGGCGCATGTAGTATTTAATTGTTGTAAATAGGCAAGTGCTGCGGTAAGTGCGGCGGTTTGGCCGCCCATACATCGGGCGTGTTCCAGTTTCAACGCGTTTAGGCGTGTTATAATGTCGTCTATATTATGTATTGGGTTGGAATTAGCTTCCTCATTTTGTCGTTGTATGTAGTTGGCCCGTCCCGTTAAATACTCGCATATATTGACAACTACATTCTGTGTAATGGGGGGTATGGTGGTAATGTCATTCACAATATTTTGAATGGCACCTTTTATATTCGCTAATACACCATCATTCATCGCCCTGCGTAATTCACCCGGGAATACATCCAAATCAGCTAACCTTTTTTGAATAACGGTAATTACCGCATCTTTGGCGGCATTAAACTGCTGTGTTTGGCATCCGCTCAAATCCTGGTTTATCTCGGATAGAGCATCGGTAAGAGTTTGAGACGCGCGTTCAATAAGGCCAGAAACACCTGCGACAGTTAATATATTGTCAGCAACTGGTGCTGTATTAATTAATTTGCTTGCTATATTGTTTAATTCATTGATAATTTTTCCTCGGAGAACTACGGAAGTTACTGCCAGCACCGGTGGCAGCGGCTCTATTTGTAACACAGTCCGTATTCTGTCAACGCATACATCAATCCGGCCGAGAAACCCAATATGGTCTTGCTCTTGCTGTGCCGTTTGCTGTGCCGCCGCCGCATCCGCAGCCGCTTGAATTCCAGGTATAATCTGTGATAATGCGTAGTTCAATAATGTTATCCGTTGGTCAATTAGACCTCCTCCTAGAGCAGCATTATATGCTTGTATATTTCTTCTTAATAGGGTTGCTTTGTCAATTAATCTTTGAAAGTGTTGCGGAGTTGGTTGTAGTTGTGGAAGGTTACGGTCTGCTGTTAATTCTAAGAATTGTAAATTAAAAGTGTGATATTGTAGTTCTGATTGTCGTTGGGTTAGATTCACCGATTCTAACTGTAACTGACCCGCTAATTGCTGAAGTTGCGGGGGTAGTGGAGAGCCAGGTGCGCAGCCTGCTTGTGCTGCTGCTGCTGCTGTGGCGACTTGGGCGGCTTGCGCCGAGGCAATGATTTGATTTCCGGCATCGATGGCACCTTGAATGGTTAAACCACTTACGTTAAGTAATTGTTGTTGTGTTGGATTTTGCGCTGGTAATGCTTGTGCTTGGTTAATTAACTGGTCCGATAATTGGGTCCGTTGCTGTGCCACCGCTAACGCTTGCTGTGCCACCGCTAACGCTTGCTGTGCCGCTTGCTGTGCCGCCGCTTGCTGTGCTGCCACCACCGCCGCTGCCGCCGCCGCTGCCGCTGCCACTTGCTGTGCCACCGCCGCCGCCGCCGCTTGCTGTGCCGCCGCCGCTGCGCCACCACCACCAGGTGGAGGAGGCGGGATAAGCGGAGGAAGAATAGCAATAACAGGAGCAATCGCAGGAGGAGGAGGAATAATCGCAGGAGGAGGAGGAGGAGGAGGAATAATCGCAGCCAATGCCGCCAATGCCGCAGCCGACGGTGGCGGAGGCGGTAACGGCGGGGGTATCATCGCAGGCGGCGGGGGCGGCGGCGCCTTTTGTAGAAAATCGCCAATCTTCTGCCCCAATTCACCCCCGATACGCCCAAGCGTTTTATTAAACGAATCATTTAAATCCTTTCCCGCATTTAAAATTGCGTCTTTACCAGTCGCACATGATTCCTTTGTGGGTAGAATCTTGCCCTTGATTTTGTTGATTGTATTTGCCATTGCGCCCTTCATATCAGACCCATTTTCAATAATGCCGCCCGCCGCACCTTCTGCCGCACCTGCCGCCGCACCCGCCGCACCCGAATCCGCCGCCGGCGCAAATGACGGGTCATCAAACATTATATCCGTCGCGTCTTTCAGATTATCTTTATCCAACATTCGGGGCGGAAACGGCTGCGTCGCAATAATAAATATCAAAAACGGCGTCGCCACATCACCCCCACCGAGACCACGTATATCAATCGGTGGAACGGAATTCGTATATTTTTTATCCAATATACACTGTAAGCGACTCACGCCGACATTGCCGCCACCCGCGTCATCCACCGACGGCTCCCTCAACTCTTTTTGGAATTTTGAAAACGCGCGACCAGAAATAATTTTAGTTTTATCCAACCGAAATAATATCCATTTGGATGATTCATCCGGGTTAGGTTTAATTCGTAAATCGGGCGAATACCATATATTACGCGGTTTCGCAAAGAGCATATTTACAACTTGGATGGTATTCAATTCTATTAATGTGGAAAGCATTTCGGAGAGGTCTCCCTGCGTCGTCCCGAGAGATTTGTCTAACTTCTTCTTCATTTCATTCGTGGTTTTTATGATGTCATTTGCGGTTTTGCCGCCAAGCGCCGGGTCTATTTTCTTACTCCATTCATCGCGGTATTTGTCAGGGGCGACAAACCCCGCATAAAGATCCCCACCGGTGGCGACGGACGCGCCAGGCTTTATATAATACCCCGCGCGGTCGGGTATAATCGCGTCTATTGATATATTACCAGTATTCGCTATGAGTTCGCATATGTGCTTCAATTTGCTCTCTTTGACCCCGATTTCAACACGCAATTCGCGTAGTACTTTATTTTCGGGGCCGATTTTTTCCTTCATCGTCTTTATGAAATTGGTATGCTTGTCTGAATAATATTTCGTAATACGAAGCAGGGTCCAGAAAAGAATGTCAATTCCGAATGAAAATGTTGGGACCGTTTTCGGGTTATCGCCTACTATACTTGAATACGGGTCTAACTCTGGGTTCATCAATTTGGACTCTTCGTGAAATGTGTTAAAAAACTCCGCAATGTCCGCCATATCCGCCATACCCGTGGTCTTTTTCGCCTTTATGTAATTATAAAAAATCAGCATTGATGCGAAATGTTTGCCCTTTAATTCGCGGATTTTTGCTTTGATTTCTGTGGATTTTGAATCAATGTTTTCTTTATTCAATGGCAAAATCGTTGTTATTTGAGGTGTTAGACTCCTTATTAGATTGTTTATTTTGTTAGTTTGCGCTGTCTTATTAACTTGTGAGGTTCCATTGGTATCTTGATGTTTTCGCGTATCAATTTCGGTATTAATATCTTCAAGCCGCTTTATTATCTCCCCATCCTTCATAAACTGCGCCTTTTTCGTCTCGTCTTCAGATGTCAACCCACCCGACAAATTACGAATAACTCCATATAAATCTTCTGGATTGACATCGGCGCCCGTGTAATCTACTTCAAATGCGTTATTAACAAACACATCACCCGCCGCTGCTGCCGCCGCCGTATCCCCGCGAATCAACCAAAAGACGTACTGGATTATTTTATAATTAGGTATGAAGTTTGAGAATACATCTTTTCTCCCAGGCCCCAGCATATATTTCGTAAATATGTCGTTCGCCGTCTTTAAGTTCACATCTCTTTCAATACCTTGTATGAGTTGCGTATATTCATCGTTAAGTGTTTCTAACAATTTGATTTTGGAATTGATTGGAGTATCCCCAAACGTATTATATACACTTGTCATTTCCTGCGATATATTATGTAATCTCTCAAATGCGCGTAATAAATAATTCCTCGTATTGACATCAAATCTATACGACGGAAAATACAGTTGGCGTTCTGTAACATAATCCAACGGGTCTGTTTTCCGTTTATCAATTTCGGTGTATAATTTTTCAAACAACTTATTATAATTATCAAGAGTAGATGATGCCCCTGTAATAACCTTGTCCTCAATATTTTCTGTATATTTATTCTTTAAACTATTGTATTTCTCGCTAATTTCATCTACGATATTCATTAATCCGCCCGCGCCCGCGCCTCCGAATACGTCATCAAAATCCATTTTTAATGTCAATAATTCGTCCTTGGGTAACATCATTTTCTGGACGAAAAACGAGCTTGCGTTATCATAAAACGACCATTCAGCGTAATTGAAATGCCATCTATCTATTTTATTTTGGATACTTTCCATTGCGAGTTTATCCAGGTCACCGCCCGACGACCCAGTTCTGGCGGCAGCGGCGGCGGCGGCGGCGGCGGCGGCGGCGGGCGCGGTCTTCCCCGCAATGGTATGTTTATAAAATAAACTATTGTAGTTATTGCCATATGCGCTTATCACCGTTTTTTTAAGGTCGACCACATCTTTATCCGCGCTTTTGGTGGCGAAATATTGTTTTATTTTGTCGTAGTTGATTTTATATCGCGTAGGAACAAATATTTCAAGTCGTTTATTATTGGTTGATTTCGCGCGATGATAGACCATTTGTTCGTATATATCCACTTTTAAATCAGGGAAATCCCCCTGGGTTCGCTCAAATTTCGGCGCTGCGGTTGATTTGCTCGTTCCGGAGGGTCCTATCACCGGGAGTTCTTTTAAGGCGATGCGTTCATCCAAATCATCTACGTGCCGGCCAATACTTGCGTCGACCGCGGTAGTCAGGTTTTTTATAGTTATATACGGTTTTTTTGGCACTGGTGCTTGCCCTGGCCTCGCCGCCGCCGCCGCTGCCACAACAGCAGCATTATTCACTACGGGATTCGGCGGTTGAATAAGCGGTGGTAGAAGCCGTGGGGGTGGCGGTGGTAGCGGCGGTGGAATTATATTCGCCATACCGTATTTTTATGTAATAAATAGTATTATAACCCTAGCTATATACTATTTATAAAATTGTTTGATATACACAAACGCCCTACGCCCTACGCCCTACGCCCTACGCCCTACGCCCTACGCGGTGTGTGCGTCACTTGCCTCCCACCTTCGCCGGTTGTGATGGCTCAAATGTGTCATCTTTGAATAGCTGATGATACTTTACGAGTTCTAAATGGTCAGTCTCCTCCTTCTCTTTCTTCGCCTTCTCCAGTGTATGAAGCGCGTTGCTGATTTCTAAATCGGTCACCGTCTTCTCGGGTCCGTGTTTCTCCTCCGTCATCGTATGTAAGTCTCTAAACTTGGAAGGAACCACGCAATACTTGCTATCTACGTTCATAAAATGGTCTACGACGATGGTAAAGCACGCGGTAATAACGAGCGCATAGTAAATACTGCGAGTACCCATCCAACTCACCGCGAACACGAGGACCTCTTTACTCATCAAGTATTTAATCCAGGATTCGGTGGATGAATTCAGGTCTAGATTGATATATCGCGCGCCGATATTCAGAACAAGCATAACAAACCCGGCGAAAAATGTGCTTGTATTCAGGTTATGAAAGAAGTTATGCATCGTGGTGAGAACCCGCGAGTTCATAATATTGGTTGCGGGAGATTGAAGTGTGAAAAAGTTCGTTTTACCGGAAAATAAATCCGTAAATGTTTTCAGGTTGATAGAGGAGGACGCGATGGAACCTGGGCCAGACCCAGGGGGGGTGGGTGCGCCACCGATTTGTTTCGGGGCAGCGGCGGTGGCGCCCACTGGCATTTTTGGCGCCGCTGCTGACGACCCCCTACGGCGTAGACTACTACGATTTTTCTTTGACATTTATCGTAATAAATACGAATAATACGCGAATAATACGAATACTAATATTACGATAGATTATTTATCGCGCGCTACGCTACGCTACGCTAGGCTACGAACTGAATCGCCCCCGAAACGCATTTTTCAGTTTACGCATTCCCTGACGCGCGCCCTTCTTGAACTTCTCGCGTATTTTGAACCCTTCCGGGCCCAGCGGGTTGTCTGGGTCTTCTTCTATACTGGTCGGCGCCATAATCGTCTCCTGCGACTTCCATTTACTAAATATCTCTTTAAACATCTTGGTGATATACTTCAGTTTTCGCTGGAATTCGGACTTAGGTTCACCGTCGTCATCGTCGCTGTCACTGTCGCCACCGCCGTCGGCCCGCTCGTCGTCACTGTCGTATGTATCGCGCAGGTCATATCCACCCGCTTTTCCGCGATATGTATTTGTGCCGTCTTTTACATAAGGCCCGTCTGTCTTTTCGGAAATGTCCAGATGAGCGTTGCTTTGTTTGTAGGAGGTTCCTGCTCCTGATGCGCCTACAACGTCCTTCGTCGGCGCTGCGGCCGCCGCCTTCTTCGCGGCGGCCTTCTTCGTCACGGCGGCTGCGTCATCATTTCCGATACTGTCCTGATACGCGCCAAATGCGGAGGTTGCGACGACGACACACGCCATCAATATTAAAATAGCAACTGTTCGTAGTTTCATTGGATAACCCGATATTGGTATTCTTATATAATTCTTATACTATAATTCTTATACTATAATTCCTATATAAGAATTGTATAATAATATTCCGACTACCCCATCTTGTCAAAATAATACGTTATGCCGTATAAATACCGCTTTTCATCGTTGGTGTTATAGGTGTCATCGTCAAGCGGGATTTTGAAAATGTTGTTGGCGGCGGCTATTGTATTTTTATTATTTTCGGTTAACGCATCAACAAGCGTAGTGGGTTGTGGTGTCTTATTCAACTTATCATAAATCCTGTTACTGATATCAAAATTAATAATTGCGTTGGTTTGTTGAATAATCTTCAAATACGATAGCATCGTGCGCAATTCTTGGACGACGGATTCGCTGATACGCACGGTATTTATGGACGCAATGTCATTTGTCGTTTGTTCGCGCATCATCGCCAGAATCTCGTCTATTCGTGTGCGGTATCCGTATACTTTCCCGAAGATATCCATCGCTTGCTGCTTACGTGCGCGATTCGTTGTATATATCTCGTCGGCGCTCTCATTCGTCGCTTTGAGTAAGTCGCTATAGGTTTGTTTGCTGAAGTTATCTACTGCGTTATTTCCTCTATTCAATGCCTGAATATTGGCCAGTTTCGCCGTGTTATCCGAACCTCCCGCAATCAACGAGACGTATGTAAATGACGCATCCGTGCCGTCGGCATTTTTCCCACTAACCGCGTAATCCGTCAATGTCGTCAACCGCTGGCTATAACCCGCGTTTACATCGGATGAAGTACTAAATAAAATCGCGGTATTGAATCGTTTCAAGCAATTCTCAATGTTTATAATTTTACCGGTTATGTCGGTATATATCTTTTTTTTAAAGGCGCGGAAATCGTTTCGTTTGACTGGGTCAAATACACACTCCTTGAAATATTTCGCGCGTTTTGTCGTATCGCCGTTAGAATCATTCGCAGTCACATTCCCCGCGAAATCGTAAATCCCGCGTAGGGTTGCCGTGCGCGACTCTCCAATGAGTTCATTACTGCCGAACATTGTTATCCCACCAATCCCACTTCCGATAGAGCATTGTTTGCTTCTGAATTCTTTCTCGGTGAAGTCGCGACTATCTTCTTCAACAAATTTATTCAACCTCCGATGATCTTGGCCGGTAGCGTCTCCTGAAATGATTTTCGGCATTCCGATGGAAAACCCCTCGCGTCCGTCATTGATTGAAATACCCGTAGTGAGTTCGTCTTTATCCACGATGCGACCCGTCGCAGGCACCGTCGTCGTCGTCGCAGCCATCACCTTCGCGGCGAATTGCGCGATGTAGTTGTCGTGTTCGTTCGTGTCCGCGTCCGCGAGATACTCCGCAGATATTACAACAATACACAGTAATACAAACAAAATATATTGACGGTATACCAATAAGGATACCAACCCGATGATTATCAATATACGCACAATCGCAAATGTCGCGTCTGTATATAGCACATTATGAACCACCCACGAGAGAATATACTGAATATAATATTGGAGGTCCATTCCACAATAGCGTTTACTACTACTATTATAATAGATATAATTCAATACATATACACGATAATGTGTGTGTGTATGTATTGTTCGTAGGCGAGTCCACTCGCTCGCTCGCTCGCACGCTCGCACCTTTACCGCCTACTCACTCAGGCCGGGGTATTAAGCACTAGTGTATAGATCACTTCGTCTTCAAGAGTGATTCAATGTCCTTGACAGCATCAGGCTTCTTCAGAGTATCAGCACCTTCCTTCGTCTCGGCATCACAGTCTTCACCCTCGCACTTCTCCTTCATCATATTTTCTTCTCCTTCTTGAATGTCTTCCGGAAGAGCCATCCCCTCAAACCCGTGGTAGCCGCTCATTGACGCGACAATCGCAACGAACACAACGGCCAACAAACCCGCAGCCGTATGCTTCAACGAGAGAAACACGACGGCAGCGACAAAGATAAGTTTGCCTAAAATGTTATTATACAAAAACCCGAGAAGGTTGGGCTTAAGAACCATAATAACAATAACCACTAGTAAAACACCTAAAGTGAGTTCTTTGCTTAATTTCACCATTTTCGTCTTATATACATAACAAATATATTTTTCATATACAACCAGTTCAATCTCCCCGAATTAATATCTCATTTTTTTATAGGAGAAGATGACATCTTTAGGTTTTTCGGAATACGCCGAAACTAGTAATAATGACAATTCAAGACCCGGAAACGGAAAAATATACAATCGCCGAAATGGCGGCAACCGAACCCTAAAGATACCGCGCAATAATGACGCCGAACGAGGTATATTACAATCACCGCCACCACCCACGAATGGAACCAACGATGGTGTCGTCCAGCAAGCCGGGAAGAAAATCAAGCAAATCAAAGATTATATTGAAAGTATTCATCGTAAGGGGGGCGAGGATAGCGAAGAAGACGGCGAAGACGGCGAACCCTCTTCCGTTCTACCATCATATCCGGCGCAAGGAATGGGTGTTTATTCATCAAATGTCTCGCATTCTGGAATTATTCGGAGTGCTGATACATTATCTAGCAATACATCTACACACCCGGTGGTTCACAAGACGGTCCAAATGAATTCCCTAAACCCGAATTCATCGTATTCATCCACATTATTAGAAGGAATGGAGTCCGCAATGCCACCCCCATCATCGCCCTATTTTGATAATTTAATGGGAACTGTCGCAGGTGCGCCAAAGAAAGACCCGCAAGCGCAGGCGAACGCAGGGACGAAGACCGCGCCATTTAGCACAAATACCTACGCATCGCAGTATTACGAACAGTTTGTTCCTTATGCGGAATCTCTCGCCGGCCAATTATCAGCGACTGAGGGTGGCAGCAAGAGTGGGACCAATGTGGCCCTGATTGAAAAACTCAACTACATCATTCATATGTTGGAGGATAAGAAGGACGAGAAAACCGGACACGTCATTGAAGAACTCGTATTGTATTGCTTTTTAGGCGTATTCATTATCTTCATCGTAGATACATTTACGCATGTCGCAGTAGGAGGCGGCGGCGCACGAAGCAGTTTTGGAATGTTTGGTGGACGTCATTCTTATACAGCAACATCAATGTATCGTCGCTAGATAATCAATATATCTTTACACTGGATTTCTTGGTGTATAATGGCATTATATAGTATGTAATACCATTTATCCCGTGATAATAAATTCCAACGCGCCGCCCCAGTCGCCGCAACAATGGCGTCAATTATCCGGTAGTTGTGTGCGAGGGTGTCTATAGAAACAACAGTAGTATTGGCTCGGAATGCCACTGCCGCATAAAATCCTCGCACAAATGACACACGGTCGCACAGTGATTTATGTTGGATGGATGATATTAGACGCAGAATATCGTCGCCTCCATTGCCATTGTTGCGCGCATCCGACCCCCCCGCCGCCGCCGCCGCCCGTTTTACCCGTTTCCCAAACGCATCATATTTCGGCGCGACCACCGGCGGTAGATATTTAACAACCGCCGTGGATGTTTGAGATATCCGTTCGTGAAGTGCGGTTATCCTATTTCCAATAGTCTTTTTCGGTTTTGTTTGAGTATAGCCCCCCGCCGCGGCGCCTTCGCGCACTTTCATCCACGAAGGCGCAAATATATAGACCGCCAATACCCGCACGCCATTTAATACAAGCATATAGATGTGATATATACCACCTTGAATGAGAGATTGTAATTGTGTAAGTTCATTGAATATACAGCACCGGAAATCTCTCGCACATTCATTTACAAAGGCGTAAAAGATGGCGAAGTTGGTGGTGGATACTGGAATTACGGAAACACCCACGCCGAGACCCTCGGTGGCGGAGGCGGCGCGTGCCGCGAATGTATAATTATAAACTGTTGTAAATGGAATAACAAACCACGGGATTTCGCTGTATCTATATAATGTTTGTTCGCCCGCAATCTCTCGGGATTTCTGAATATATTCAGTTGTTTCAAGAAGCGCGAGAGATTCATACTCGGGTGTTATATACTTTGCCCAGGCGAGATGGTCGCACACGTAGATGGAAACAGATGACGCGCCCGATGACGACGACGAGAAGGAGAGCATAATTCTGGGTGTAAGAATACATACGCCCTTAATGGGCGTATTGTCACCCTTAATGGGTGTATTGTCGCCCTTAATCTTAATGGGTGTATTGTCACCCTTAATCTTAATGGGCGTATTGTCGCCCGGTTCAGTAAGAACACCTATAAACACCGAGAGACCGTGTGTCTCCTGTGAGAGAATGAACTCTAATGTGTCACTGGGGATACATATGGTGTCACTGGGGATACATATGGTATCACTGGGGATGAATGGCGCCACAATTTCTTTTCCACTCCGTGATAAAAACTCAGCAATTCTCTCGTAAGGAGCATCTGAAATAGGGTAGTTCGTGCCGCCGCTGCCGTAGACACGAACGATATCGTGGCGAACGTGATGTAAAAACGGATACACGGTTGCGTTATTACAGCGCTGTGCGAGAGATAGCGGATTCATAACACTTGTATTATAACGACCGGCCGCGCCGCCGCCGCCCCCGCGAAACCACCGCCTTATCGTAAAGCCAAATGTTATTGGCTGACTATACCAATATAAGTATTTGAATTTTAGTATACAACCACATACAATGAACGCTGCGCACACAAACACGATAATATAATGAAAAAGAAACGGGCTCCATTGGAGTGTAGACGTTTCATTTAGTAGTCCATTATTCATTATATTATAATCATAAAAAGCATATGGCGCGGCTCCGCGGCGCTCCCGCTGTTCCATTGGCATTACGCGGCATTACGCGGCATTACGCTGCTCCGCGCTCCATTGGCATTACGCTACCTTCTTAAGTATATACAAATACTGAAATTCGTTAAGAACATGCACCAAATCCACCTGTCCCGTCACCGTAAACCCTACCTCCTTCGCAATTTCCAGCATCTCTCGGTTTGTCGGCATATAATACGTATGTATGTTCTCTCGCACCTTTCCAGTTGTATCATCCGTTATTTTTTCAATGAATTTCCCGATATTCTTCTCTCCAGTATGTTTGCTGCCCTTCACGCCCTTCGTGCCCTTCGTCGGCGGCGGAACCGTAAAATCCGATTTATATTGAAAGCTACGGAACTTGACGAGAGAATTCGTTATACGGTCCTTCGCATATTTCTGCGGAGATACAATAAACAACGGTTTTCCACCGGGAACAACTGGGTCAAAATGGTTCCGGTCTACTAAATGGATGATGAGATACCCCTCCGGCTTCAACCACTGGTAACAATTCTTGAAGAATGCGCGTTTATCTTTTACATAATACACCGTGAAATAGAAACATGTAAGCACATTGAATTCTTCTTCACTAAATAGCATTGGTTTCATAAAATCCCCCTGAATGAATTTACACGTCGGATACGAATCTCTCGCATTCTGGAGCATCGCCGCCGATTTATCGCACCCAATGATGTTGGCTACACCTTTATGCTTTAACTGGTCTACGTGGTGTCCTCGCCCGCATCCAAGGTCACAAACTTTGAAATTCTTCTTTTCAGTATCATTGCCATTAAGCGCGCCGGTTATATGGATGATTTCATCCACCTCTGCCTCTATTTTATTCGGCTGAATAAAGAGTTCGTCGTAGATGTCCGCATAAAAATTGTCAAAGATGGCGTCATTTTCATAGACCTTGTATTTATCTTTCTGGGCGAACCCTTCCACATGGACATCCAAGTCCCGCTTAATAAAACAGACAATCATTAATAGAATTAACATAAAGGTCAGAATTTCCCATCGCGTTATAGATTGGATATAAGACGAAAATGATTTGTAAAATGATGCCATTGTATTGTATGTATGTATGTATGTATGTATGTATGTATGTATGTATGTATGTATGTATGTATTCCTACTAGTATTTCGTTATAAAATATTCTTATCGTTATTCTCGCGCGAAAAAAAACCGCAGACATTGTAATACTGCCCGTCCGCTAGTCCGTCGCCCGATGTCCGACCCCAACGAAATCAACGACATCCGCAGCGAGAGCGATTTCCGCGGAATAACATTTTCGTCCTACAAAAAGACCGATGTTCGGAAAGAGCTCCTCAATAGTCTATCCAGTTCTAAAATAGAACCCGCGTGTTATTGGAGTGCTGAACTTGTGTGCTCCGGACATTATATAGAACTATGGGATATCATTATCACATTTGCGAGCAAGTATATTCATTTAGCCAATCCTAAACTACCGCTTTATATTGAGATGCGTTACGAGAGTTTTAAATCCATCATTTCTAATGGATACGTGGGGAATGAACTCCGCCTGCGAAACCACGCAAAGATGCGGTCGCTGTTCGCGGAAATCGTTTGCGTTCTCTGTAATTCCAAGCGCCAACATAAATACGAGAGCGTGAAAATCAAGAAGAAGGAGGAATATGATATTGCGACGATGTCACAGCGCCTGAAAGCCCCGCGGGTGGATTATGCGCAGGAGTTTTTCCGAGAGAGAGACCCTAAGGAGATTTTCATTGCGATGAATGAATTCGCGTATCACATCTCTCGGGATTCCAAAAATACACTCCTGGCGTGCTACTGGGTGGAATGGGTCGTTGAATTTGAGACGATTTGTAAGGCGAAGAAGGAGACGTGCCGATGCGAACGCCGGTCTCATATTCCCGTCGATGATAAACTTCAGTTTGACCCCATTTGGATGATATGGGATATGATTATTGCGCGAAGCAACCAAGCCGACGAATATTCGCCTCTTACCCAGAAAATCGTGAATAGCCTTTTGCGTATTTATTGTATTCGGTTTACGACGGGGGTCCGCAAGAAACGCCGGTATCTCATCTATTTTGCTATTTCGCTACTTACGACGGAATACGATAGCAGGATAGAAATGATAAATGACCGCCTCGTTATTGAAACTGCGATAGAGAACATTAATGCGATTTATAAGCAAATAAAACAACACGAGATTAGCCCTGATACGGATTATCTGTTTTCGTCGTCGGGATATAAGGGTGACAAGAATGGCGACTTAGAACGCACGATTAAGCGTTTGGAGGCGCTGAATGCGATGAATACGATTGTGAGGAAGACGGATGACGACAGTGGTGGTGGCTCAGAAGGGGCGCAACCGCCGCCGCAGCAGCCGCGGAAATATAGCCCGTATGAGTGAAGCGAAGCGGAACCGAATGAAATGAGCGGAGCGAATGAATGGAACCGAATGAAATGAGCGGAGCGAATGAATGGAACCGAAGCGAAGCGGAACCGAATGAAATGAGCGGAGCGAATGAATGGAACCGAAGCGAAGCGGAACCGAAGCGAAGCGAAGCGGAACCGAAGCGAAGCGGAACCGAAGCGAAGCGAATAATGTCTGCCATTATATATAATGTCGCTTCCAACTTTCAAATTCACGAACTTCGGCGCCCCCACCAATAATGAACGTGTAAATAGCGGATTATCATCGGGATCCAAGATGGAGAAAACAGGCATATTATCCAGTATCAAAGAAAAAGCACAAGATACATTCAAAGATGTGAAAATGCCGGATATTTCTCTCGACACCAGCAGCGACGGCGGCGACGGCGGCGACAGTGACGACGGCGGTAGTTTCTTCTCATTCGCAACTCTTATTAAATTCATACTTATTGTCGTGATTGCGTGGTTTATGTGGGGGAGTTTATCGGATAACAGCGATTTTCATTTAGGAATGGGCGATGTTGGCGATAAGGTAAAATCATTTTTCAAGTCATTGGAGGAAAAAGGGCGTGAACTCGTATCTCGTATAACAAATCAGCCGGTCGCACCGCCATCGTCGGCCGCCGCAGGTGGCGATACTAGTGACAGCGACAGTGACCGCGACAGCGACAGCGACGACGACGACGCCCCGAAGGCACCGAAGGCACCGAAGGCACCAGTCCCCCATCACCCACCTGTCCCTCCCGGAATGTCAAACAGTTCTGATAAGAAACCAGGCTTCGTTAACGACGATTCCAAATACACATTTTTAGATAAAGCCAATCGTAGTTATACAGGACCGTCTCCGCGCGCAGATGATAGCACAAGTGTAACCCAAAAGCATCAGGCAGGTAAAGCTGGATATTGTTATATTGGCGAAGACCGTGGATTCCGAAGCTGTGTAAAAGTAGAAGCAGGCGACAAGTGTATGTCGGGGCAGACATTTTCACGCCAGGATATTTGCGTAGACCCTACGCTGAGAGAATAACTTCGCGAGCTCGCTCGTTCGCTCGCTCGCTCGTTCGCTCGTTCGCTCGTTCGCTCGCTCATGTTGTCAAATACTTAATTTCAGGAGTATATGAGAACAACTCACTTGTTTGGGACTGACCAGGGGTAGTAAATACGAGCGTTACACTTACCGAATATGTCGTCCCAACAACAATAATCTCTCTTCCACCAGATGTCGCGGGAATTCGTATTTTATGCTCGCCGGTTATCCCGCCGAGTAGACCCGAAAACAGCTGATTCGTTGTATTAATCTCGGTTGAATATTCAGAATTTAATCCATTTACCTTGACTATAGATATGTTTCCTACAATAGCGGATTGTATACTAAATATCATTTCCGCATATACCAAACCGGCCGACGTATAAGTTCCGTCAATCGCGAATATGGTTGGTTTTGCGGACCTAGGTAGCACGGTTACAACCGAAGGACTGCTTTCAACACTGTATAGGTATCCATTAAATGCGGATATCGTTACCGAATATATACCGTCAGGCACCCCAATCGTTGAGCCAATGCGTCCAATGTCTGTGCTATACGTTGTTCGCGTATCTGTGGCCGAAACATTAAACGGAATGGTAACCAACGTAGATACAGGGGGGTTGCCCGAAGGGGGCGGTGTGATTGTTATATTATATAGTTTAATAGGTTTACCGCCGGTGTCCGGCTTACTCCAGATGATATTGATATAATTATTTGACGTGTCTGCTATAAGTGGAGGCAAAAGACCGTATTTCGCAGTTATCAAAATACCGGTGGGAGCAGCCGGTTTCATCAATGTCCTCGCAGTGATAATCACCGATTCTGGGCCAATACCCACCGAATTGATGGGTTCTATTTTAAGTTCATATTTGTTGTCATTTATGAGGTTACGCAAAATATAGTTTCGCCCATTATTCGCAGATGTAATAATATTACTAATATCTAGTGTTTGTTTCGTCCATGTCGTGTCTGGAACTTTGCGATAGTATAAATTATATTGACGAATCGCAGGTCCATTATACGACCCAGCCACCGTCCCCGTATTCATCGGGTCGGTCCATTTCAAATGTACCATTAGATTTTGTCGTTCATCCACCGTCGTAAATCCAAATCCTGTTATAATAGATGGAACGGATGAAGTCTTAACCGTTATTGTCGCAGGAACACTGGATAAACCGCGCACATTTCCCGAAAATACCGAAATATAGTAAATCGTATTCGCGCGGATTTCTTCAACCGACCCTGGGATGCGTTCAAAGATAACCGAATTTCCGTTGATTTCGCCAGAAACACGATTATATGTCGCTGCGGCGGCACCCGCACCTGCCGTAGCTGGATTATATGGAAATACACTTTTATACGGCGCCCATGTCTTATTATCCACCGAATATGTTATAACATAACCTGTGATGGGAAAACCGCCATTGGATTCCGGCGCGTCCCATCCCAATGTAATCCGATTATTGATATTATCATATTCTTTTATCTGTAAATTCGTTGGCTCGGTTAGTGTCGTCGTCGGTATATTCAGGGTCACTTGAAGACCGGCTTTATATTCATATGTTCGCTTATAATTATAGAGATTCACGGACGGGTCATAACACAACAAACGCTCTTTACCAGGAACACCGCACGCAGTTGTAAGACCGCAAAGCACCGGACGATTCGCTGGCGTCGTCGGACACGTCAATGTAAATGCGCTCCCTCCAACCCCACTCAAATAATTCGCTTCATTGCCGATTTTCCGCATTAATTCTCCACGCGACGCCTTCGCATATTTCTGACTCTTCGTCAACCCGCCGACATTTTTGTTGTATTTCAGGATTTCGGCCTTGCGCCGCATATCATACACTTCGTCTACTTGGGGCGCGGTGAGTTTGGCACCGGTTACACTGTCTACCAAATCGGAAGAACGGCATTCGGGTTTGAAACGCGTCCAGAATTCGCGATTGTATGGATTGGTATAGAATAAATTAGTATTACAATTGATAATCGCGGGTGTTATTTCAAATATATTGACGTCAAATATTGCGACCTTTTGGTTGAAATTCGTTGTTGCTGGTTGGGTTACCGTGATTGTCGCCGTTCCTGAACCGTATATATATGCGGTATACACCACGCTCCCTACGGTCCCACCGGATGTCCGTATATTCAGTAAACTTTCATTGCTGGACGAGAATAGAAAGTTCGCAGAAGAGTCGGTATTATTGGAAAGAGGCGGTGTAATAATAAATGACCCCTCGGATGTCATTTTATTCAAGTCGGACAAGCGATACACTTGGCGGGAGTCAGCGGTATTCGCCGCCGGAATTTGGCCGACAAATGTAGGCGTAGATTTATTGATTTGGATACGAATGGTCGCGGTGGTTTCGCCTATTCTCTGCGCCGATCTCTTATATACCGGTGTCTCTTCCTGAAGAAAATTGATGCGTATATAACTATGAGTTCCATCCGGCAAAATCGTCACTTTTTTAAATGCGATTCTATTGTTGTTTATGATGACAGTATCATTTTCAAATGTAAATGTGCGTGGCAATGTCACCCCCAAATAATAAATGACGTCTCCGTAGTCGGGCGAACCATCCACGAGTTTTATCCTATCCGTCGTCGCAAATTGCGAAAAATTCAAATCAATAAACCCGTCCAGGTATTCGCGCGTGATAATCCCGTTCGCATCAGAACCGGGTATTGTATTAATATCACCGAGTCCCGAGAACGGTTTAATCCCGATATTCGTCAACGTCTTTGTTAATGTAAGCGGAACTACAATCTTTTTTTCGGCGTATGTCACCGTATCATCATCAATCCCAGACGCCTCATACCGGGATTGTTTGATTTCCATCCGTAATGTCAAGCTATCTTGGCCGTAGATGAATCCGCCCGAAACATCATAGATGCCGTTGATGACAAGCGCGTTTCGGTAAGGAAGGCGCACATCTAACGCGCCAGGAGTTTTGTATATTCCGACCTGATTACCCGGATCACCCGACGGCTGTGGAATCACATAATAATCGGTGGCAAAAGAAACCACCGAAATAGAGTAGGAATTCGTTGGAAATGCGAATGTGATTGGCGTCAGTCGGTTATTTGAAGATAGGTTTATCAATGGAATAACTCCGATAAGCGTCCCCCGCCGATTTATTAATTCCGCAGGAACATCTGTATTTCTAGGCCCAACACCTGCTGGAACACCGGGTATCGTAAATGTCCCTGATATAAGCGTAAATGTAGTAGAATAATTTAATGAATATACATTAAACCGGGTTGTTTCGGGGCTTTCGTTCGCTATATTAAAATAAACATCGCCGTATATAGGTTGTCCGTCGCCCCCGGTTACTATCGTCTGTTGTAATGGTGGGGTCCAGGTAGGTGTTGTACCAGACATTATATTTTTTTACACGTAATCGTATCGTATCGTATCGTATCGTATTGCTGATATGTAAATGTAAAAAAATATTACCGCATATACCAATGATTTGAGAGGTAAGACCCGACATTCTTCGTCGCGCTTGTATCTCCGCCCGCACTGGTTATCATCTTCAATTTGGGCCCTTCATCCACAATGCTCTTGATTTTATTCGCACCAATAGAGTAATTGAAATACTGGATGGTGGAAATATACCCACTAAACCGGTCCTTGGCTTTATCCTCGCCAATATTAACCTTTCCATAATTTTGAAGAGGGATGCCGGCTGTTTTGCGACGCTGTGCCAAGCGTCCATTGATATACAAATCAATAACATTATTGGTGACACGGACCACGGCATTTACCCAGTTTTTCATTGGTATATCTGTTGCAATGAGTTTTTCGTGTAGATTTTCTTTTTTGTCGGAAGAATCCAGCTTTCCACCGACATCTACGACGACCATCAAAGACACATTGGTGCCCGCGTCCGTCCTATCAGGATTCGTGGTCGTTATGTCATCGGAAAATCGGATATACATTCCGGGAGCGTTATTCGGATAATAGATACCATTGGCCGACGACTTGGTCCCCTCGCCGCCTTTGCTAAAGATTCTGGAATATTTCCCTTTTTCAAGTGGGACTTGTTTAACCAAAAACCACGCCGACCACGTATATTCTAAACCACCGTCTTCATTCATAGACCGTGCGATAAACACGGAATCCTTTTGCGCCGGGTCTTGCGAAACATTTATTGCGAGGTCCTCGGTATTCGCGGTTCCATCCAAGACGTAAGGCGACATCGTTGGTAGCAACAAATACGACAATGCGATGATGGATAGCTTGACTGCGACCGAAAACACGATAAACACCATCAAAATAAATGCGAATTTTGCGACAAGACTATTGGACTCCATAAATTCTCGCAGACCGAATCCGCCGCTCCCACTGCCGGACCCAGACAGACCGGCATCACCTGGTTTTGAGAAACTGGATGAGATTCCGCTTAAAAACCCGCCGCCACCACCGCCACCGCCGCCGTCGCCACTACTTTCGCTCATAACAGTTCTAATGTTTATAATATTGTGTCGTATTACTATATATATCAAATAAAAAAACAATCCATTTACAATAACCGTTAAATGGATTGTTTCATCGCGCGCTTCGCTCGGCTCCGCTCCGCTCGGCTCGGCTCCGCTCCGCTCGGCTCCGCTATGTGCTTATACTTGTCTGTTCCTGATTATCCACGATGAAGCTCAATTTCACCTTATATTTGTTGAGGAGATCGCTCCAAGGGCTGCCGCCGAACCCTTGCGAGTAAATATCCCACGCCTCTTGGGGTGCGATTGGCGAAGCTTTCAGTTTGACATTGGTGATAAATCCGATGTCTTCTTTTTTGCTGGCATCGCCTAAAATAATTTGTTGTGTTTCATTTAGTTTTGAACCATTATTTACAACGCATGATTTCACTAATTTACCGTCGACATAGACATCCATCGCTGAACCGTTGAAGCTGATGATGAGGTTCACCCATTTTTGAAGAGGGAACTCCGCAATATCACAGTCCTCGCCGGTTACCGGCGCACCAGACCTGGGGAAAATCTGGATAGTGTTGGTATTTGCTTTAAATTGAACCTGAAAAATGGATTGGTTTCCCCCATTTTTGAATTCAATTACCTTGGTTCCTGAAGTCCATGTTTTAATGTAAAACCAGATAGAAATCGCACTATTCGCCTTGAAACTATTCGGTAAATTGCTTCCTTGTAATATGGTTGATGTTGACCATTTCTGCATGGTTCCTAAAGTCGTATAATTCGTGGTAAGTGCTTTGAAAATAACATACAATAGGAGAAGAATTACGATAACTGCGAGAACCAGCTTTGAATTCATGTTGAATGTTCGGTCTGTATAATTATATATTATATAATAATACATTCATTCCAGATTCCATATTCCATTCCATTCCATTCCATATTCCATTCCATTCCATTCCATTCCATTCCATTCCATTTCATCGCGAATATATATCAGTCGACCCCGCCACCTTCACCTCTTCCTTAATTGTCGGCATTCCAATCATCGGCGGATTTTGCGATTTCAACATATTATACGTCCAGCGTATCTGTTCCTTCGTGAGTGGATATTTGTGAAATGCGAAATTACAGATACTACCGTTGAGACCCATCTTGGTGCCAACCGTAATCGGTGCCAATTGAATATCCGGCATAATGAAGTCGCTCCTATTCACGAGCTTGTTATTCAAAAAGAAGTCCATCGTTTTCCCGTTATAATTAATAACAAAGTAGTTCCATCGTTGAAGTGGAATATCTGTGTCAAGTTCTTCGTCATCAATTAACGTCTTGAGTTTGGTCTTCGTATCTTCAGTGTCATTGCCGCCCCCAATAAACGCCTTATAGTTTTTCCGGGAATTGTATACCTCGTAAGATGGTTTGGGTTGGCCTCCATCTATGCCAACAGTATTACACAATATTCTCAACTCATTTTTGGAGGGGTTATACGTTAATCGCGGAACATTTCCGAAATTGAATATCTCCAAATCCGTGTTCTTCGCGGTGACATTATTATTTAAAATGAACCACCCGGAAATGGAATATTCATAACGCATTTTCTCTTCCGCGGGGCAATTTGCCGCCTTATCTTCGGGTGAACGGTCCGACCCCGTATTATGATAAATGAATATTTCCTTGCTTTGCGTCGTCAAATTCGTGTCGTATAGCTCCTTCAGGGATACAGGTGCGGCGACGATGGGTGAGGCGGATGCGCCAATGTAGTTAATCAAATAAGGTCCGCCGTATAAAATGGCGATAAGCAGAACTTCAATCGCGACGATAATCCAGATGGGGCGCGTCGTATCACCCACCGCACTTTGCGAACCCTGGAGTAAGTCCAGGAAGAGACACGGGATGTAAATAATACACGCCCACAGCAACTTCAGCAGTTTCAATCCGAGGATGGATTTCGTGAGATGGAAGAGGAACATAAACACGATGAGTGCGACCATAACACCGTGCTGCTTATAATATGCGAGGGCGCACAACACGATGAAGAATACCGTATTCGCGATAAACCGAATATTTGTAAGGAGGGTTGTCAATGGCGCCATTTTCGGTTGTGCGTCCGCTGCTGTGCCCGGTACCTTCGGCAGGCGATTATCAATGAATTCTAATCCGTAATGAAAGAAGAGAATGGCGATACCCAATACGGTCATTCCTGTTACCGACATTCGGTTCTTTTCGTCTAAATCGCGGTCATACACCCACACAATAATCATCAATACAATGTAAATAATGTGCGTCATTCCGAATGTGAGCTGGCGCATCGGGCTATTGGTGTCTTCCGGCTTAATATCATTGAAAAGGTAGTCTTCGGGCGACTTCTCCGCATTTGCGCTCTTGAATTTCTCTCGGAGATGCGCGACAAACCCGGCGATGGCGACGATTGCCATAATAACGTAAATGGTATGTGCTGTGGGCGAGTTCATTTGTGCGACGAACCCGCCGTCCGCGATATCCTGCTCCGCGCCACCGAGGCGATTGGTCGCATCAATCTTGTATACATAGTAAATCACTGCGAGAATCAAAATAACGAACGAAATCGTGAGTAGGATTACTTTGATGAGTTTACCGATGGCGCTCACTTTGGTTTCGTCTATGCCGACGGGTTCTGATGTGGCGGGGGGTGCTGCGGCCGCCGGTATTGCGCCCGCCGGCGCTGCCGCTACCGACGCTGCCATCGATGTCACATCTGCGGCCTTTATGGGAGCGCCATTATTGAATAAGCGGAGGTCCGTTTTGGACGTCCATTTCCAAAAAGCCAATTTTTCTAATTCCTCATTAAATTTAGTTTTATCGGTTTGGTTCCCAAATAATAGAGTTGGCAAGAACAATATCAGTTTAAAAATCGTAATAAAAAGCCACGGAATCAAATAAATTGCGGTGAAAATCAAGCGAATCCATCGCACTATAACGGTCTCTTTACTGAACGCTGGGTCGGGGTTGTGCGATGAAGCTATAAAATACCAACCAGGAATAGAGCAAATTGTAAATAATACCACGAATGCGATGGCGTATCCCCACCCATTCGGGACGGCGGGCAGTATTTCATTGTCTATTTTGTCTTTATTAACGTCAAGGTATATCCAATACCACGCAAGTAAAAGAAAACCGAAAGCTATACACAAAAATACAGACAACGCGAGCCACCCCCAATTTTTGGTGTTGCCTCCAGGGGCTGCGTTATACTGCCACACCTGAATAGACTCAGCAAACCGCAATATCGTATCCAATCCGCCTACATTGAGTTCTTTCACCATTGGAAGTAACAGGATTGCGCATAACAAGAGACCGACAATCAAGACGATGAAAAATGAATCCAATAATTCTTTCACGCGAGGGTACATATCACCTGTAAAATTACTGGCAATCCACGCGTTGCCTGTTTCCGATGTTGAAACGCGTGCGAAAATAATGCCTATCCACATTACAATCAATATCACGAGTAAAAAGGGGACCCACATCGCGCCTTTGGCGGCGCGAACAACAGTAGGTGAGAATTCACCACCCCCCACCGCCAGATTATCATCATATGTATTTAAAAGTGCGTCCCATTCGGCCCCTGTGATATTATCTATTTCGCCATCCTTTATTTTTTTAAATGCCGTGGTATCTTTTGTTTTTTGATCAAAACCCACACCATCAACTAAATCGGCACAATACCCAGCATTCACGGTATCTGGTGAGGTTTTAATAGCCGTTATTATATTAGTAAAAAAACTATCATCAACAGGAAATTTACCGCAAATTCCCAGGTGTAATCGCGACGCACGAAACACGCTAATCATAATAATAACGACCACTGAAAGTGTCATAAAAACGCCATTTACAACTTCGGACGGGTTTTGTTGTTTTTGTATACGCGCTTCCAGTGCCTTGTTTATTTCGTCATCAGTGTATGTTTTAGAAGGGTCATTCTTCTTTAATTGTTTGACAACCTCTTCTCTCAATATGGTTACTTTTTCAGTCGTATCTATTTCTGGTCGTTGTCGTATCATATCCACCATATTCCAAATGTAACATACTACGAACAATACGACCAAAACCACCCCACCACTATAATACGTGGTTGATTTTTCTAACTTACCAATCAATAACACGAGAAATACTGCGGCAAAAATCATATAAATGCCACCGTGTGCTGCGAATACATTACTATTAAAATCGCCTAGTTCAGTTGTTCCGTATGTAAGACCGGGCCATCGCTGACTTGTTCCAATCCATAGAATCCCGCAGAGGAATAACGCCACACATAATACAATGCCAATACTTTTCCGTGGAGCCTGTTTTATATTCGTAAGGTCAAATAGGTTATACGCATATAAACAAAATAAGACCATACAAATCCCAACCACCTGTAATATTAACCCTATCACCAATGCGGTGGTCGCGCCATTATTCGCTGGGTTCTTTTTATATTCATTAGTTTTCGTCTCATCTGATTCTATCTCCTTGCGCTCATTATCGGTGATTTTCGCGCGCGCGACCATATAAAACCCTAATACTGAACCGATAAACCCACCTAGTCCTGCCTTTTTCACCTTTGCTTTATCATCATCTGATTGTGGCTGGTCTTCGCGAAATAGTTTCCATAATGAATAAATAACCAATATGATACCTCCAATGGAAAAAATGCCGCCAAATACGTTCAATGTATTTACGGTATCTTTTGTTGGGATAGACGGATTATTATTGATACCGATACTACCGAATCCGAGGCCGAGACCCAAAATAATACCAACCAACATAACAACCCAGGAAAAAATCCCTAGTTTGGAACCGACCAATGGATTATTCACAATTGGCGGAAATATATTATTTTCAGCAGGGTTAGTTAGCCACGACTTATACGATTTCGTATCTCCAGTCCTTACCCATAATGCGTAGATAAACACCAGTATCAACATCATAAAACTCGCCAGTTCTTTTCGGACAATATCCCATGTAAAAAAACCGACAAAAAAGATGACTGCGATAATAATAATAGGTAAATAGTCTAATAATTTATTTATATGAAATGATTCTTCTATGGATGGCTTATTTTCCATAGTATTATAATTATAACGACACCCAGTTATAATTATATTATATATTAATGCTGCCATCCCATCGCGTTTCTAGAGGAACGACATCGCCGTCTTTTTTCCGTGGCAATCCCGACACAAAGCGACTAAATTATCCACGTGGTTGGACCCGCCGTGTTCTAAAGCAATGACATGGTCTACTTCAAACCACGCGGGCAATTGACGCTGACAGTCACCGCATTTCCAACCCTGCTGTGCTGCGACATACTTCTTCTTGGTTTCGCTGACACTGCGCTTGCTAGAATTCTTGCCGGAGTTCAATATGCGGCGTTCGGCCGGGGTTCCGCCCCCCAACGACGGAGTTGTTCCCATTGCGCTACTCATTGCGCGGCCAATCGCACTGCCACTCGCTCCGCTCGTTTGGCCGCCGTCGTTCGGGGACGGACCCCCCGTCATATCAAAAAACGGCGTTATCATATCCGCAGTCCCCTTGCTTATCGGCATATACTTAATAATATCGTTGGCGTGATACATCAACTGCCTAGAGTTTTCCGGATTACGGCGCAAAAACAAGAACAGCGAGAGACCCGCGAACGCAAACATTGCCATCTTCATCCACTTTTGATTGCTCTGAAACATTTTTATTAGGCGTCCATCATAGTATGTGTTTACAATAAGGACTGCTGCGACAAGAAAAACGATATACTCGGCTTTTACCATTGTATGTGTATGTGCGGTTATATATAGCAGCGAATAATATCATCGGCATATTCGGCTTCACCGTCACCGATTATGGTCCGCTTGCCCGACCACGGCATAATCGTCTTCACCGATTATGGTCCGCTTGCCCGACAACGGCATAATCGTCTTCACCGATTATGGTCCGCTCAACCACGGCATATTCGGCTTCACCGATTATGGTAATAATACGCCGCATATCCCAACCCGACGACCACCAATAAATACACGAGTTTCTCGCGGTATTTCAGCTCCTCCAAGATTTGTATGGGTTTCGGGCGATAGTGTAAGTAGTATCTCTCAAGCGCATCATGTAGCGACATCTCGTCCTTCATCAGGAGCACATTATACCGATTATGGATGAAATGGACCCACTTAATAAACGAATCGCGGCTATCTAAATAAGGTGTAATGGGGTATTTATCCAACATCCGCGCAAACTCCGACGACATTTCAGGGTCCGGAATCAGCATCGGAAAGTTTTGGATAAAGTCGTAATATTTCTTACGCGTGACATCGTTCACGTGGTCAGGATAATTCACGGCGGTGGTCATCAATACGAACCAATAATGTGGTCCCCATATCTTCGCGTCTAATTTTAGCATTACTGCGTGGTGTGTGTGTGTGCGTGCGTGCGTCTGTGCCTACAATGAAATGACATAAAAACAATAACATAATTACGATAAGCGTAATTACGATAAGCGAATTTGTAATGGAACAAGAGGCCGAATCCATTGTAAAACTAAATAATCCTAAATCCGCATTATCGTATTTGGAAATAAGTCAATTACGAAATCATAAATACGCGTCGGCCGCATCAGAAGCATCATCTGCGTCCGCGGCAGTGTCGGCGGACAAATATTTCTGTAATAACTGTAATCGGACCAATCACGTCTATAATAATTGCCGTGCCCCCATAACAAGTATCGGGGTCATCGCATTCCGATGCGGCCATACCGGCCCTGAATTCCTTATGATACGTCGCCGAGACTCATTTGGGTTCGTGGATTTCATTCGCGGCAAATATTCGCTCAACGATGAAGCGTATATCCAGCGCATCATTGATGAAATGACGATGGCCGAGAAGGCAAACTTGATGCGTCTTACATTTGAACAGTTGTGGCGTCTGTTATGGGGCGAGTATACGCGCGGGAGCCAGTATAAAAACGAAGAGCAGGTGTCATATGAGAAGTATCGGCAAGTGCTTGGGGGTATACGCACGAAGGATGGTCGCGTGAAAAACCTCCAGCAGTTCATAGACGAATCTACCAAGCGATGGACCGAAACCGAGTGGGGGTTTCCGAAAGGCCGCCGGAACTACAATGAGAAGGACTTGCCGTGTGCGCTGAGAGAATGCCTAGAAGAGACGGGATACGACATAACCGCGGATAACGTTATACAGAATATCGCGCCTTTTGAAGAGATATTTATGGGGTCGGATATGAAGTGCTATAAACAGAAGTATTTCCTCGCGATGGTGGATTTAGATAAGAAGCCGAAAAAGGCGCACGATATTATGGAGGTAGGCCTTATGAAATGGATGCCGTTTGACGAGTGTATCAAGGCAATCCGACCTTACAATTTAGAAAAGGTCGGGATTGTTCGTAAAATCAATAACATATTGTCCCGCTATAGAATATTTTGATATCGTTCCCTTTTATTTCCGGTAGATATATAAAGGAACACGGGGGTATTATAATACATACCTAAAGAAGTAGAAAATGTCCGAAGAACAAGAACAAGAAAATATACCGATGGAATTGTCGGTGGCGTCGGTCGCTACAGCCGCACTCGCGGTGGTGCCAGGGCCAGCGGAGCCATCAGGCGCAGCACGACGAACTATTAAACCGAAGGCGAAGGCGAAGGCCGCGAAGGCGGCGGCAGCGGCGGCTGGCGGTATTGCCGAATCCCCAAAAGATACTATCGCAAGAATGAAACGCGACATAGATGAAGGCCGTAGACGCCTGTCGCCAGAAGAAATCAACAACCCATTTAGTAAGGAGTTCAATAAGCTCCTTTTAAAAAAAGAACTGCTTGAACGAGAGATGACCTTACACGACATCGGAGTATTACCGGACGAGCGTGCCGAGGGAGGTCATCACGACATCGGAGTATTACCGGACGAGCGTGCCGAGGGAGGTCATCACGACATCGGAGTATTGCCGGATGACAGCGGGGCGGCATCGGCCGTGGACGGTCTCTACCCCACCCTAAACGACCCCAATTTTAATACCAAAATCGCCCTTCGGAAAGAGTTCTTTGACACCAAGATGGACGTGGACAATACAAAAAGCGTGGAAGAGGAGGCAGAGATTCTCTGTAACGCGCAGATAGAACTCGCGCCTAACCAGCAATTCGTCCGGAATTTTCTCTCGGTAGAGACCCCGTATAATAGTTTGTTGTTATACCACGGACTCGGAACGGGGAAGACATGCTCAGCGATTAGCGTGGCGGAGGAGATGCGTGATTATATGAAACAAATGGGAATTACCCAGCAAATCATCGTGATTGCGTCGCCGAACGTCCAGGAGAATTTCCGGCTACAGCTCTTTGATGAACGCGAACTCCGAGAGATTGAGCCTGGAGTCTGGAATATTCGCGCGTGTACGGGAAATAAATTCATCAAGGAAATAAACCCGATGAATATGAAGGGGCTTACGCGTGACAACATCATTAAACAAATCAGGCGCCTGATTTCGTCGCATTATTCGTTTTTCGGGTATAATGAATTCGCGAATTATGCGCGGACGCACGCATCAAGTGTCGGAATTTCACAAGATGAAGCGGTTATACAAGAAGTGAGGCGCAAAGGGGCGGCGTCGGTCGCGGCGTCGGTCGCGAAGAAAGGCCGTAAATCGGCCGCGGAAATTGCCAAAGTAGCCGAAATGGAGACTCTCGCGATTGAAACGCTGTCCGTCACGAAGTTGCGTAAATTATTCGCAAACACACTGATTATTATTGACGAGGTTCATAATATTCGTATCACCGATGATAACCGCGATAAACGCGTGGCGAAGATACTCTTCCAAATCGTCCAGAAGGTCGCGAATGTGCGCCTGCTTCTTCTCTCTGGAACACCAATGTATAACAGTTATAAGGAAATCGTGTGGCTGATAAACCTGATGAACTTGAATGACCGCCGTGCCACCATTGACATCGCGGATGTGTTTGATGACCGGGGGAATTTTCGTGTTGACGCAGAGGGCCGAGAGATTGGCAAGGATTTACTTATTCGGAAGGCGACGGGGTATGTTTCATTTGTGCGCGGTGAGAACCCGTATACATTTCCTTATCGGATATTTCCGAGAGAACATTCACCGGAGCATTCACTTCTGGCGCGAGCCGCGGGAGCGTCAGCGGGAGCAGCGGGTTCAGAAGGAGCAGCGGGAGCGTCAGCGGGAACAGCGGGAGCAGCGGGATACCCGCGAACCCAATTAAACGGGCGCCATATTGACCAACCCATAGAGCATATTGATGTATATATGATTCAAGCAGGCGATATCCAAGAAGCGGCATATCGGTTTATTATTAATGATATGAAGGCAATGTATATTTATAAGAAGAGCGCGATGGTGCGCCGAAAGAAGGCCGCGGCGGCGGTGTTGGCGACCGGCAAAGGTAAAAAGGCCTCTGCGGCCTCTGCGGCTTCTGCGCCCCCCGCAGCAGACATCAACGAATCCACCCTCGTTGAATCAGTAGACTTCCCCTCTTTTGAGAATATGGATACGATAGGATACGCAGCCGTCCAGCGACCACTAGAGTCGTTGAATATGGTATATCCGCACCCATCCCTCATTGAGTATATCAACAATCCAAATGACGAGTTTGATATTGCGGCGTGTATCGGCAAGGAAGGTTTGCGCCATATTATGTCGTATGAAGAAACCGGTAATCCTCCGATGCGCCTGAATTTTGAATACCGCCCCGAATTCACGCGCGCCTTTAAGTTGCCAAAAGGTGAAACAACCACAAAGGCATCCGCGCGCATATTCGCCCCCGACAATATTGGGCGATACTCAGCGAAAATAAAGAATATTTGCGACACGGTGCTTACGAGTGAAGGTATTATACTCGCATACAGTCAATATATTGATGGCGGGGTCGTCCCCATCGCACTCGCATTAGAAGAGATTGGTTTTACGCGGTATAGTGCTGCTGGCGGGAATTCGTCCCTTTTCCGCAGTAAGCCCGTCGCGAGCATTGATGCGATTACGATGCTCCCCCAGCGCCAGCACCAGGCGCAATTTCCGAATCAGCCCTTCCGTCCTGCGCGATATTCCGTGATTACCGGCGACCCCACTATTTCCCCCGATAACCTCTTTGAATTGAAGGCGCTCACCAGCGAGAATAACACACACGGTGAAAATGTAAAGGTTGTCATTATTTCCGTCGCGGGCAGTGAAGGTCTAGATTTCAAGAATATTCGGCAGGTCCATATCCTGGAACCGTGGTATAATATGAACCTCCTGGAGCAAATCATTGGACGCGCTATCCGGAATTGTAGCCACAAACGCCTTCCATTTTCGCAACGAAATGTGGAACTGTATTTATACGGGACACAGCTGACGAACCACGAAATAGAGGCGATTGACCTGTATTTGTATCGTTTATCCGAGTTTAAATCCGTGAAAATCGGCGCAGTATCTCGCGTGCTCCGCACATCCGCAGTAGATTGCCTTCTGAATATTCAGCACAATACGCAAACTGCTGCGCAATTAAACCAGGTGGTCCGGCAAAATCTCTCGTCGCGCAAACAAATAGACTATCAGGTTGGCGCGCGCCCTTATTCCGCGTTGTGTGATTATATGGCGCGGTGTGAATACACATGTACTCCGACATTTTCAAATGGACGGCCGATTCAGGAACAGGAAGAATTATACGGACTAGGTAGCGATAGCGACAGTGACGACAGCGATAGCGACGGCGACGGCGGCGCCCGAGGCCGAGGAAGCGATGTTCGCTTGGATACATTTAATGAAAAGTTTATGTCAATGAACCTGGATAAAATCATCCACAAAATCCGCGAATTATACAGAGATGGTTTCTTTTATAAGAAAACCGGCCCCAACGGAATTATCGCGCACGTAAATGCCATCCGCCAATACCCCGTCGCGCAAATAAATCTCGCACTCACACAAATGGTAACCGAACCGAATGAATATGTCAATGATAAGTATGGGCGCCTCGGACGTATCATCAATGTCGGCGATTATTACTTATTCCAGCCCATTGAAATAACCGATAAACGTATCAGTATTCACGAACGAAGCACACCGGTTCCGTTTAAACATACCTCAATAGAATATCCTCTTCCAGGTAATATAACGGAAGACTACTTGAATATTCGGCCGCTGGGGGCGGTGGCGGTGGCGGTAGAGCCAGTTGTTCCAAATCAGAAGATTGTTGATAAATTGAAGAAGGGGAAAGCGGTAGAAGCGGCAGCGGCGCCTGAGAAGGTCGCTGCGCCCGAGGCAGAGTCCGAGGCCGCGCCCGAGCCCGAGGAACCCCCAGGCAATGAAATATATGATTTTATTGTTACACTTTCAGATACATTTGAAACGTGTAAAACCGTTTATGACAAACCCACGAAGGAACAGGACGAATGGTATTATTATTGCGGAAAAGTTATAGACCAAATCTCTCAAACGGAGGAGTTTCATACAACGAGAGAGCAACTCTACACACTTGTTATTTCTAATCTTTTAGAACACTTGTTTTTTGAAGATAGTCTTAAACTCGTGAATTATTTGTATCAAAAGAATAATTACGATACTGCGACGACAGCGACCGGAGCTGCGACTACGGGAGCTATTCAACCGTTGTCGCCATTTGAGAGAATGCTCTTGAATTATTATGAACAACATATTATTGTTCGTCCACTGGTTGGACGACGCGCCGCCGCCGCCGCATCCGCATCCGAAGGGGCGCGACGAACCCCCCAAGACCTTGGACTACTCTTATTTCACGAAAAGAAAGACGAACAATATGCTTTGGTTGTGTTGCGATATGAAACGAGAGAATGGGTCGTCGCTGAACCAGAAGATGAGCGTGATTACGAACTTCTTTTAGGAAGTCTTCAGACGCAACATATCAAGAATATGAATATGATTGTCGGGTTCGTTTCATTTTTCAAGAAGGAATATCTGATATTCAAGGTTAAAAATATGTCAAAGAAGCGCGATAAAGGCGCCCGATGTGACCAATCGGGTAAAACAGAAACCATAACCATTATCAATACGATTCTAACGATGAACCCAGAGACACAAGGAGACGACTATAAACTGACAATTGAAAACACAAAACAGCGAACCCAAAAAGAATTGTGTGTGTTTCAGGAGTTTTTATTACGCGCATTCAATGCGAACCGTGTAAATGGACGCAAGTGGTTCTTCGGGCCAGGAGAAGCATTATTATGTAATATTGAACGGTTATAGCGTATAAATAAAGTATTGTAATATATTAATCGTATCACAATGACATCTATACCGCCCCCACAACCTCGTATTCCACCACCACTCCCACAACGCGCGTCCGGGTCCGCGTCCGCGTCCGGGTCCGCGTCCGCGTCCGCTTCCATTTCAAGGTCAGCGGTTTCTGGCGGCGTAGTCCAGTCCAAAGCGCGATACGGGATTTATACCACTATTTTACTCACGCGCAAATTAGAAATCCCCTTTCGCATCATTGGGCGCAATGTAAAGGACACACTAGAGCACATTCTCTCAAAAATCGTAGAAGGAAAGTGTATGGCGGAAGGTTTCATCCGCCCCGGAAGTGTGAAAATCCTCACATATTCCAATGGATATTTATATGGAAAGAATGCGATATTTGACTGTGTATATGAATGTCAGGCTTGTTCGCTTGTTGAAGGTGTCGTATTTACGTGTGTCATCAAAAATATCAGTCTCGCTGGTATTCGCGCAACTCTAAATGAGCCAAAATCGCCGGTGGTCGTTTTTATTGCGCGAGACCATCACTATGACCGCGCCGATTTTACGCGACTTCAAGAAGAGGAAGAAATACGCGTGCGCGTTATCGGCCAGCGGTTTGAAATCGGCGATGAAGCTATTTCGGTCATTGGCGAACTCGTATAAATATATTCGGCTGTAATTACAATGTATAGTATTCATTGTAATCATTGTAATCATTGTAATCATTGTAATCATTGTAATCATTGTAATGGACCATGTATTCACGTGCCTTCATTGCCACGAACCATTTGTCGTTTCTCATAAGGATTTCAATTGCTGTATTTTACGACACGGTGTATACAAACACAATCTTCAGCCCATCCCCCCTCACGCAACAAAAGAAGAATGCGACGCATTAGTGCGCGCGAGGTCCATCTATGGATGCGCGGGGCCACTTCAAATTGTCGCGCGGGGCGCAGAGACGCCGACTACGTATGATATCGTCATTTGCGAGTATATATAATATTGTCATCTCATTCAATAAAATTGATAAAGATATAAACATAAAGCTATAATTGATATAGCTATCGTTCAACGTAATGGCATCTGCTGTCGTCTTGTCTGTGTCATCTGCGAAACGAACCACCATTATCCGACCTAAAAAGAAAATAAAAGAAGCCGTGTCTGAACCAGAGCCCGCGCCAGAGCCCGCGCCAGAGCCCGCGCCCGCGGAGACTACGCACTACTGCGACCCAGCACTCTTTGCCCAACAACAAATCAAACGTAAACTCACGATTCCATTTTATAAGATAACGCGAGGCGTGGATGTCAAGCAATTATTAGCGAAAGAATTGGCGAACCAATTGGAAGGTCATTGTTCAATTGAAGGATATATATGCCCGTATTCAGTTACTATTTATTCACACTCGTGTGGAACATTAGCTGCTGCTAATATTGTATTTGATATCGTAGCTGATTGCCTCATTTGTTTTCCGGACGAGCATACCGTAATAAAATGCGTCGCCAAAACTATAACACAGGCGGGTATCCGCGCAGGTGCTACCCAATTGTCGCCGGGGCGTATATCCCCGATTGAGGTGTTTCTCTCACGCGATATGAATATGAAAAATAACGACCTATTCACTCGGATTGAAGAAAATGACATATTGACCGTGGAAATCATTGGGCGCCGGTTTGTATTACACGATACTCACGTGACCATCATTGCGATGTTATTGGACGCGGTGTCACCACCACCGACGTCGTCGTCGTCCTGAAAGGGTATAAAGTTTCATCACGGATATTTTATAAAATGACGACGTCTACCACCGCGATTGCGAGTCTTACGACAATGAATGAACTACAGACACTGGCGCAACAAATTGAAGTGAAAACAAACTACTTAATGGCGCTTAAGGATGGAATTGAAAACATTCCGGTCATTCATCAAATTGAAGTGTTGCGAATTTTACATACAAAACATACGCAAATCAATGAAAATAAAAATGGCGTTTTTATCAACATTTCCAAAATAAATGACAACACATTGCGCGAATTAGAAGAGTATATGAAATATGTCATAAAACAGGAGAAACATTTGAATGAAATAGAAGAACAGAAGCAAAATTTAACAAAGGAATTCTTTGAGAATAAGACGCATAAAGATATTTAGTGTATGATATATAATACAATGGCGTCATCTTCGCTCGTCATTCCTTGTCTATATAATTCTTTTTCATTTACATCAGAAAATATACGTGATAATGTAGTTGTCTATGATATATTATCGGTTAAAGTGCCAGACCCGGTCCAGGTCCCAGTCCAGGTCCCGGTCTGTGCTGCGGTCCATGCCTCGGTCCCGGTTCCAGTTCCGGTCCATACTGCGGTAATAGATACCCCGACTACATCTGATACCGACGACACGGACGACGACAGTAGTTCAGCCACCACGACAATTGATAGCGAAATACCACCTTCATCTACCGTCGCATTTCACCCCGACATCATGACATCCTACGGGTATAAATATCCACCATCATGTTCCGATTCAATATTATGGTCGGGGTATATTATGTTATATGGAACCGAAAAATATGAAACTATTGAAAATCCATATGTCGAATCCAATCGGTTCAAGTTTGAGTTAATCGAAGTGATGCGGCAAAATAAACCGATATTAAAAGCAAATAAAATCAAGCTAAGTGGATTGGAAGAAAGTCTGGTCCATAAGCCGTTTATTACATTGGAAACATTACAGGCAATTGCCGTATGTAAATCCATATCGGTGTGTATTGTTCAGAATCGCAAATATTACGAGATCGACAATGGCGGCGAGACTTTTATTATTGAAAAAATCAAAGGGAATTACGTATTATATATCGCACCGATTAAGGTGAATATGGATTACCTTACATATATTCGTAAGAATTATTGGTTGATGGAGAGTATTTCTGCTCCGATTCGCCCGTTGTCGGCATATAAGTTACAAGACCTTGTTGATATTTCACAAAAACTGAATCTGCCTGTGGTAAATGTGACTCCGGGAAAGTTCGGGTCTATGGGGACTGAAACATGTAAGACGAGACCAGAGTTATATGAGGCGATTTGTAGGTGTATATAGACCGTTGAATATAAATGTCGGTGTGTAAATTACTGCACCTTAAAAGTGTCCAAGTTTTACACCTTCATTACAAGTGCCAATTTAATAAACAAATAAATTGATATAAATTATATATTTATAAATAAATATATAATCAAAAATGTCGCAAGAATATTCTGTTGTAATAAAACCACGTAAAATACGCCGATGTATTGAACCAGATTGTAAATCAATCGCTATAGGCAAAACCGATAAATGTGTAGCACACGGAGGCGGAACAAGATGTATTGAACCAGATTGTAAAGCGAGCGCCAGAGGCAAAACCGATAAATGTATAGCACACGGAGGTGGTAAGCGATGTATCGAACCCGGTTGCCAAGCGAGCGCCCAAGGTAAAACCGATAAATGTGTAGCACACGGTGGCGGCGCAAGATGTATTGAATCAGATTGTAAAGCGAGTGCCATAGGCAAAACCAATAAATGTATAGCACACGGTGGCGGCGCAAGATGTATTGAATCAGATTGTAAAGCGAGTGCCATAGGCAAAACCAATAAATGTAAAAGACACGGTGGCGGTAAGCGATGTATTGAACAATGTTGCCAATCAAGTGCCGAAGGCAACACCGATAAATGTGTAGCACACGGTGGCGGTAAGCGATGTATTGAACACGGTTGTAAAGCGAGTGCCATAGGCAAAACCAATAAATGTGTAGCACACGGTGGCGGTAAGCGATGTATTGAACCCGGTTGCCAAGCGAGCGCCAAAGGCAAAACCAATAAATGTAAAAGACACGGTGGCGGTAAGCGATGTATTGAACCAGATTGTAAAGCGAGTGCCATAGGCAAAACCAATAAATGTATAGCACACGGTGGCGGAGCAAGATGTATTGAACCAGATTGTAAAGCGAGTGCCATAGGCAAAACCAATAAATGTATAGCACACGGAGGTGGTAAGCGATGTATCGAACCTGGTTGCCAAGCGGGCGCCCAAGGCAAAACCGATAAATGTATAGCACACGGAGGCGGTAAGCGATGTCCTAATTGTATAGATTGGATAGATAGTCGTAGCGGTTTGTCAAAATACGATGGATATTGCGCGACTTGTTTCAAACGTACATTTCCAGATGACCCACGAAGCAAAGTTATATACACGCATACCAAAGAAATAATGGTAAGAAATATAATCAATGAAAACTTTGACGGGTTTATACATGACAAACCTCTTTATACTGATAATTGTGATTGCACCCATCGTCGTCGTATAGACCATCGTAAATTGATAGGTAATACGATTTTAGCAATAGAAACAGATGAGTTCGGTCATACAGGATATGATAAAAAAGACGAAGAAATTCGGTATGATGATGTGTATATGATACATAGTGGCAAATGGGTATTTATTCGGTTTAACCCAGACAATAATATTAGCAAAGTTGATATTGCTGATAAACTGGATAAACTAATAGAAACTATTCACAAGTGTATTTTCAGAATTAAAAATGAAGAAAACGTTGAATTGGTAGAAATACATA